TACGTTCTCGATGATGGTCGCCGAGTTGTCTCGCAACGCGGCTTTCAAGCGGGCATCGGGATGAACACCAGCGGGGGTGCGCAGCGTTTGCTCAATTTTGTGGGCTCTCTCGCCGAAAAGGGCATCGATTGCAAGGGTTTGGCGACGCGCATCAAGGACCCGATTAAATACGTCGCAACCTCTGGGGCTACGTCCGGGGTCATCGGTCACGGATACGAAGCAACCACCCTGGCGGATATCTGTGATGTGATCTTGGCGGCGAGAAAGGCGGGGGCGCTGATGAAGCAGCAGTACCACCTTGCCGACCAGTGCGAGATTCTGGTCAGGTCATTCGCGCGTGTCGGAATCATCGCGCTGGTCGATGAAGCAACCGGTTACCAGGATGCTCGCGAACGTGACGCGCTGGCGAAGATTCTGGAAGCGTTCATCGCCAAAGAACTGCGACCGTACATCCGAACTTTCGAGCAGGATTACTACAAGGCAATCTGCAATCTAAAAGGGTGGGAGTTCAAGACATCATCGCGACGGCCGCGAATCATCGGGAAGATCACCAACGACCTCGTGTACTCTCGGCTTGCTCCCGGCGTCTTGGAAGAACTCCGGAAAAAGAACCCGGTCATCAAGGATGGCCGACGGGAAGCCAAGCACTTCCAATGGCTCAATGAGCAACGGGGGCATCCGGAACTGCAAAAGCACTTGGCAAGGATCACCGGATGGATGGAAATGGCGAGTTCATGGGACGAGTTCTACAAGCTTCTGAACGATAAAAAACCTGTCTATCGAGGTCCGACGCTGTTCGATGACTTGCCCGAAGACGCCTAGTCTGTCTTCTTCTTCGCCCACCGCGTCGCTGCTGCTTTCCTCGCAATCTCCGACCGCTGCTCCTTCGTGAGCTTCTTCGCCCTGGCCGCGCCGCCCTTCAACCCGCCGAGCCTGCCCAGCGCCTGCGCATGAGGGTTTTTCTGTTGTTCAGTTGTAGGTGGTTTTTCTTTGCGTGCCATATAACGATTCTACACAACCGCTCAAGCATAAAAAGGTCGCCCGTGTCAACCATTGATCCGATCGAGTTGGGGAAATGGCTTCGCGGCGAATGTAGGCGTTCGAAACTGGCTCGTTTTTCCCTCGGGTTCTGGCATAACTATATTCCGAAGCTATTTGGATGGACGGTCTCACCGCTTCGGATCGTTTTCGGCTCCATTCGAGGGGTCTTCTTTCTTTTCGTTAGCCTATCACCGATCTGGATCAAGTTTTACGACCACACCAGTACGCTCACTTGGACCGAAGCGATCACTTATTCCGTGATTCTTTTCGCGATGCTGGTTTACAACTTTCTTTACGACAAAATCGTTAAGGAGTATAAGCCAAAGTCTGTCGCAAACACCTTGAAACGCAAGCTCTCGCTTGAGCTCGGTGGCGTTGCGAATATGATCGGTGAGCTAGTTCGGCGGAAGTCCAAAGAGCATGCCACTGGAGTAGACGCAGCAACCGGAAAGATCCTTGAGTGCATTCGGGACGGCGCGAGAATCTACCTAGGCGACTACGAAGGTGCCCACGTTGAGGTTACTCTTTTGGTATTCGATGACCCGCAATGTGAGGCCATGAAAATCGCCAACCGCACGACGCGATCACGACCGATTGGCAAGGTAAAGAAGTCTGAAGAGATCATGGCGTATTACGTTGCTAAGGGTCGAAAACACGAGGTGGTTCACGATTTTTTGGCCGATCCTCATCCATTTCCAAAGACAAGCCTCTCGGGAGACACGGCAAGTTATCGCAGTCTTTTGATGGTTCCCCTCCTTGACACTGCGTCCGGAGGCCCCGATGATTGCGTAGGAGTAGTGACGGTGGACAGTTCGCGGCCGTATCATTTCTGGCCTGGACTGGCGGATGGTTTGGTCGTGGAACTGAAAGCTTACTTGTCACTGCTGGTTTTATTGCTAAACCTGAACGAACCGAACCGCCTCAAGCAAGAGGCTCCTTAGGGAAGGTGGTTATGACTGCCACCGAGAATGAATCTCCCGTCTACGGTCCTATGCTGCCGAAGCTCGACCCTCAGGAAACGCTCGCCGCACTCGACCGGGGCGAGCTTCTTCGGATTCTCGCCGATGTCGAGGCTGGGCGACTCAGCGCAGATGAATTTCTCCAAATTCTGAACAGCCGTGAAAGCCGTCATCCGTTTCGCCAATTGCTCCATTTCTTCCTGAACCGATAGCCATCGTAGGTAAACGAATTTACCTGCGTTGCTCCGCCCATGTGGGCGGCGTTTTCATTTTGTGGTCAGACCCCATTTTAAAGTCACGCCCCCGAATTTGTGGTCAGCGGGCATTTTGTGGGCAAAGCCCTCAAGCAGGCTACTGGTTCGGATGGACCCAGCCTGTTCGACGCATTCGACTGGTTGCCGCCAGAGCCAACACGTCTCGAGTTGCTTACCCCTGACGATCTTTTCGATCACATTGTTGATCAAAGCAGTCTCGAGTCCTTCAAGGAAGACAAGCGGCTCGAGAGGAAGCCCGCCGGATTCGGTGGATCATCGCTGGCGGAATACTTGTCTATGTGGGCGAACACGCCGCCCGATGGCGGCCTCATGATCATGGGGATCAACGACGATGGGTCGATTCAGGGCTGTAGAAAACTCTCGCCGAAAAAGCTGAACGAACTCGAGGCAATGCAGGACACGTGTCCCGATGCCAACTGCGTTACCAAGCGGGTGCCGGTGGCCCTTCCCGACGGCACGCCCGATTTTGTCGTAGTCGTGCGTGTTTTTTACCGCAAGGGCCGTGCGGTTCGCACCCCACAAGGCACTGTTCACGCACGGAGGGGCGACAGAAAGAAGAATCTTGGGCCAGAAGAGGCTCGAGAGCTTGCCATCGACAAAGGGGAGATCGACTTCGAGCAAGAGGCCTGCACCCGGCTCGAGTATCCGAGAGATTTCGACCGCGATGCGGTTCGGGCGTTTGCGGATAATGTCCGGGAAGTACTCGATCTCGAGACGGACGTATCTGACGAGACTATTTTGTCTGTTCGTCATTTGGGCGTGCTCAAGGGTAGCAAGTTAATTCCCAATATCGCGTGTGCCCTCTTGTTCGCAAAAGAGCCTGACCGCCTCATACCGGGTTGCAAGGTTCGGTTCCTCCGCTTCGACGGGGACCAAGAAGGCAGCGGCGAAAAGTTCAACGCAGTGAAGGATATTTGGGTTGAGGGGTTCACAGTGCCTACCTGCCCTTCGAAAGCATCCCGGCTTCACGCATCGCGTTCAGCATGTCGATAGCCGGGGCGGTGGCCTTACCGATGCGCACCTGTGCCGTCTGCAAGGCCGATGCTTAGAATTCGGTGCAGTTGCCGGCGCGCACACGCGGCGCAGAAAAAAGGCTTCACGCGCCGGCGCTTTCGCTTGTCCAGCATTCATTGACCCGGTGAGATTCACGGTGATCCAACTCGATCGCACGCACGACCACCTATGGCGAAGGTGGTCGCTGTGTTTCAGCGCCTCATCGATGCAGTCCTTCGGTCGGCGCGATCGGCCCGCGCTCGGTAATGAGCCCCATCGTCCGCAGTCGCCCGAGATTGGTCCCATAGCTGCCGCCGTTCGGATGCAACCCGAGGGCCTCGGCGAGTTCGTCGCGTGTGAGCGGCCGCGCGGCGGCGACCAGTGCGCGAATGATGTTCCGCTTCGGCTCGTCTTCCAGCGCTCGCAGTGCGGCATCGAATCCGGTCTCTTGGACCCGTGCCGTGCTCTGCCCGAGGTCCGTGAGCACGCATCCGGAGAGGTAGCCGTTCGACCGCAGGTAGCCGAGGTTCGTTCCGTACGATCCGCCGTTGGGGTGGATGCCGAGCCAACGCGCGACGCTATCGCGGTCGGCAGTGATGCCGCGAACACTGAGCATCAGAATCGTGTCGAGAATGGCTTGCTGCGGACCGGTGAGTCCGCCGCTGGTACATTCGGCGGCTTTCGCGCGAGGAACTATACTGGTTCGAACCGGTGTTGCTGATTGGTGTTTACCGGCCGCCGGTACACTTGGGCGGAACGCCGGCTGAGCTTGTACCGGCACTGCCGCCGCGATCGACTTCACCAGGCCGCGAACCTCGAGCGTCATCTCTTCGAATGTTTCGAACATCTTCGCCGCGACCGCCTCGGTTCGCTCAAGCTGTCCGTTCGCCAGCACGGGCACTTCAACGCGCACCTCTTTGATGACTTCCTCAGCCGGGCGTTCGGTCAGTTTCTTTTCAAGTTCTGCGATTCGCTTCCGCAACAGTTTCGGATCATTCGCCTCGGCCTCCTTCACAGCCTCGGCCATCGCCCGGTTCACTTCCGCCAGATCGATCGCGCCGACCGTCTTCGGTGACTTCACCCCGTGCTTCGGCGCCGCTGATGAATCGTAGGTCCAAATGCCGGGGAACTTCTCGCGGTGCAGGTAGTTGCCCTCCGGATACCACACCCATCCTTCGCCGCGCTGGAGTTGAGCCAGGGAGTCGAGCACCGTCTTGCCGCTGATGGGATCACCCATGCCGTCGATCCAATCCTTGATCGCTCCGCGATCCTGCGGTGCAATCACGCGCATCGCAATAAGCGTGTCGGCACAGGTGAGAGAATCCTTGTGGAGCTTCGCCGGCCGCTGCGTGATGAGCATCCCGCGGATACCGCGCGATCGGCCACCGGACATGAGCCGGTTGCAGGCGAATAGCATCTTGCCGGCATCCACGTCGTGAACCCGGCCTTGCGGCGCGAAGTAATGGGCCTCGTCGATCACGAGATGCAGTGGATTCTTGAGCGTTGTGTAGAGCGTGCCGGCGAAATCGATGAACCAGCGGGTATACTCGCCGACCGTGAAGCCCGAAGTGTCGATTACGACACTCGCGCCTTGCTCGGTGACCAGGCGGGCGACTGCGGCGCCAGATCGATCCGAGAGTGGAACGTCGGCATGCTCGCCGCCGAGGAGCACAACGTCGAGGCCCTTGGCTCGACCGTCCGCAGCGAGGCGGAGCCCCCACCACGCCCCAGTCGGATCGATGATGCACGTCTGCCGTTGCTGGCGAAGAACGTGCTCGATGATCGCCTTCGCGCAAAACGTCTTGCCGGATCCAGTTTTCCCGAGGATCGCGATGTGCTGGTCGAGCGCTGCCGGCGGGATGAAGAACTTCATGACCACTCCTATTCGGCTTCGAACAACGCCGGTTGCCCGAGGAATCGCTCCGCGAGCATTTGAGCCAGCACTTGAGCATGACACTTCACCGCCTGCCCATCACCGTGTCGTTCTCCCGCCTGAACGCTTTCCGCAAGCAGTCTGCCAAGTCGTCATTAAGTTCTCCCTGCCCGAAACCGAATTCGCGAGCCAGAGCATTCACCGATTCAAGTACGGCCTGCATGTCCTCAATCCTCTCTCGATACTTGCGGGCGGCTTCGAGAGCCGCATCTCGTTCAGCGTGGGCCGTGGCGAGTGATGTTTCGGCAGCGTGCAACAGTGGGCTCTTGCGGTTGATCTCGTCTAGGCACTTACGGCACAACCATAGATGTCCATTTACCACGTTGATCCCGACGACAATCTCTGCCGCATACCAGCATCCACATGCTTCGCACTTTGCTCCGCTCGGTGGCGGAATCGTCGGCTCGCTCATTGGCCCGTACATCACAGACTCATCGCTCGGCATCGTCGCGCCCTCCGAAAGTGGGGCCGGGTCTTACCGATTAGCTCCCACCTGCCCGGCTGCGATGGGAGCGAACTACTTATAAGGCACAACTGGCATTCCGTTTTCGTCAACAATGACTTCTCCTAGCCGTCGTTTCATTCCACATCACCCCCCTTCTCATCCGTTAGAACCCGCTTCGCTTCGGCCACATCTTCGGCGAACCACTCAGTCACAGCATCAGCCACGACATCACCGGTAGTGCATCCGCTCTTCACTGCCCGGATCTTGATCGCCATTTGAATCTCAAGCGGCAAATCAAAGATCATCCGGGCCATCGTCGCGTCCTCCGTGGGTCAGGATTCGCCGAACCTCTCGGCGCGATTCTTGCTCCCTTGCACCATAACCGTGAACGACTACCCGCTACTTCTGGCACTAGTTTGCTTCCCCGACGCGACGGTTGATGAGGCCGCGAGGCTCAGCGAGCATTCCCGCGTTTATCACCCGCTCGACATCCTCGATGGAGCAGACAACAGCGGCCACGCCGCCGGCAGCCAGGACAGCATCGAGGAACTGGCTCTGCCCCACCGTGGGCTTCCCTTTCGGCCGTTTCACTTCGAAAGCGCAGAACCGCCCGCAATAGACCGCCAGGATGTCGCTGACGCTCCCCGCCGAGCATGAGACGGTCTTGAGCCGGCGACGACCATCAGCGGCTACGAGCACGCCTGAGTTACATCGCACCACCACGGCACCGAGCATCTCCAAGTACGCGATGATGTTTCGCTGGATCTCCGATTCCCGTGGCGGCGGTGGAGCGGTGCCTGCCTGCATCTTGGCCAGTTGCTTGGTGCTCAAACGGATCATGTGCTGTGTCCAATTGTACAGTTCATAAGCAGGGATTATCCGACGCTCAGTCTTTGAGATCGACGTAGAGAGGCCAGCGGTGCTTCTTCAACTGTTCCAAGTGCTCTCGTCCGCGATCCGGTCCAACCGAAACGTAGATTTCACATAGAGCCTTAGTCGCGTCGGCCAATCGCTCCGGAGGAATCATCATGAGGAACTGACGAGCCGCACGCATTTCCGTTTCCTGATCGTCACTCATCGCATCTTCTCCAGTTTCAGGCAACGGGTGGGATTATCGGACACTCAAACCCCACAGATGCCGTCCGGCTCCAAGCTGAACAGCCCGCCACAGCCTTTGCGGTCGTTCATCGGCACCGTGAGGTCAACCATGTCGAGCGGCACTTTCGACCGGTGCAAGTAGGGCACGCCATTCAATTCACCGCGAGCCATGCGGCCGGTGCGGTACGCCTCTCGGATGTCGCGATCGAAAGCAACCGTCTCGGCCCACTCTTCCGGCCGCGTCTCACGCATTTCGAGCCATTCGGCGTTCGTCCGGTATGGGCAGCATTTGCAAGCCGAGCGTGGCACGTTCCAAGCCCACGATTTCTTGTTCCAGTCCTTGCAGTCGTCGCGGTCCCATCCGTCACAAAAATCGAATCGTGCGTCAGGCTGTCGGCTTCGGTCCGGGAAGATCACCACGCCGAGAAGAGGAAACGATTTCAGTTGCCAGTGGCACGGCTCCCAGACTCGCCGCGACTGCTCCAGCGGATCGCCGAGCAAGTCCGTTCCGAGCGTGGCCGTCTCATTCCGCCACGAGCCGGGAGCGGTCGCGCGTTGCGGCTCATCCGCACTGATACCGATCCAGGTGTTGACCGTGGCAGTCTTCGGGGCTCGCTGGCGGGGAAGCAGACCCATAACCACACGACGTAACCACCGTTCAATCGGCTCGATCTTGTATTCGCTGGTACATTGCCGGGGCATGATGCCGTCGGTCCCGTCCAACTTGTCGATGAACATTGGGATAGAGGCGTACCGTTTGACTTCGGAGTTCGCTCGACGCTGTGCGAATCGCACAGCGTCGAGCATGATGCCGTCCGAATTCGCGGCCTTCACAACGTCCAGAGTTCCGCCCTTCTTCGCGATGTACTCTTTGCACCGCTCCAGATGCGTGTATGTCTCTTCCCCTTCTGCGCCGGGATCGCTGAACACCCACCGTGCGGGCATGGGAATGTATCCATCCCCCGCGAGCGTCATGAGTGCCAGCACCAGGGCTTTTCTTTCTCTTGGTCTGAGCCTCGATGGGTGCTGTGCCGTTGCGAAAGCTGTCCACGACTACATCATCGCTGTGGCCGGCGTCCATCAGGGCATCGGCAACCAGAGGCATCAAGTCACGCTGCCCGTTGACAATCGCCAAGAGCAAGCCCTTCACCGTCGTCGTGATGAACTCCTCTGAAATACCCATGAACTCACCGAATAGGCTCATGCTGGCACCCTATTATTCCGACGATACTCCACACGCCCACCACTGAAGTTCTTCCAAACCGTCCAGCCGGGCGGCGCTTTGATGACACCGTTCACGAAGTCCACATTGCTGAAGCAACAGTCGATCTCGTGAATGCAGTCGGGACACGCCCACTTACCGCACGTCGGGCATAGTTCCATCGCACCGAGAGGTGTACCGTCCTCTTCGTTGCATCGGTCTTTTGTTGACCCCTCAAGGCGGTCACAGACTTCACAGGTTTTCTTCCCTCGCTTGCTCATATCAACACCCCCTCCGGGCCACGCTGACGGACGCCCGCGATGTAGACTCATTCAGTGGTTTCAATCGCCTTGATGTTCGACAGCAGCCGGTCGAATAGTTGGTTCTCGCCTTCGGTTCTCGGATGCAAACGCCGCGCATCCTCCGCACGCCTTCGTTCGTACCCGCGCCATAGTCCAATGCCGTCAATGTTGTCGCCCCCGAGCGGTTCAGCCCAGTCTCGATACGTCCGCATCCTAGGCCGTTTCTTTTCCTCTACGGGATCTTGACACCGCACTCGCTCGGATTGGTCAACCTTGCTGCCCGCTTCACATTTACCAGTCGAATCGCAAATCACGGCTACGGAGTAAATCGCGCGTCTGCGTTCTTTCTTTTTCGGGTTGTAGTATGGCACCACTGCACCTCGCCAAACGCAATACGAGTGCGGCACAATAACTAGGCCAACGCCTCCGCAAAGAGAACAGACTTCGCCAGCATCGGCCGTTGTCGCCTGCATCGCCCTGGTTCGCTGGCGAACCTCGGCAAGTTCCTTGTGAATCGCATTCGTCAGTTCGTTCGGCCACTGAGGAACCCGGCCCTCAGAGACGAGCCGGTAAACGCATTCGCCGAGCTCGAATGCACTCGCAGACCAATCTTCGCAAAACACTCTCGCGTTTGCGCTGAGCACATCCGCGAATCGTTCACCGCCTCCGAGGGCAGCATTTGCGATTGGCACCCATTCTGAAAACTGCTCAGAGGTCATTAGCCGTCCACCTGTTTTGCGAACTCTTCGAGGGTAGGAATCCGGGATTTGTGTCCGTTCACGCTCGGCTTCGCGCCGCGATCCTGAACACGAGCGAACCAACCAGCGAGGAACTTTCCCATCCCAGCCGGGGTTTTTCTTTTTGATGGCGAATCGATGCACCACTGACGCGCCTTCCGAGCTTCAGCGAGAACGTCAACGCCTGGAAAACTCTCGCGGTACTCGGCGAGTTTCGCGGCCGTGAGATTCCATTCTTTTGAAGACTGTTTCCCAACGACCGGAAAAGTCAAAACCGGCGGCTCGGACGCCGAGGCATCGCCCGGCTCCGAGCAGATTGATTCTTGCTCTTGCTCTTGCTCTTGCTCTTGCTCTTGCTCTTGAATTGGCGAACGTTGTGGGCAACGTTCTCGAAACGTTTGGCGAACGTTTACCGGCAAGTATCGAAAATTGCTTGAAAACAGGTTAATTAGTGGTGTTTCAGGCAAGTCCTCCAAGTCCTTGAGATTACCAGCAAGCACATTACTGTTCTCGGGAGGGTTGTACTTCCACCATGTCGGGAAATAGAGGACTCGACGCTCTGAATCCCACTGCCAATTCATCGTTCGGCAGACGTTACCGAAACGTTCCGTAAACGTCTTCGGAGAGATGCCGCACTCCTCGGCGGCCATCGCCGGACTCATGACAAATATCCCGCAGCGGTTCACGGCTGGAGTCGTCAGGCAGTAGAGGCCGACGAACTTCTCGCCTTCGGAGAGGCCGACGAACTTCTCGTCGCGCCAAATACGGGGGTCGATCTTGCGGTATCTCTGTGCCATCGCTGTGCGTCCTTGCTGTCAAAGTTTTCAGAAATCGTCAGAGTCAACCGTCTGGCGCTTGATGCCTAGTTCCTGGCGAAGTTGCTCAATCTCGATGGTCCACGATGGCGGTTCGTCTGCACACCCCTGGCCGCCAACCTTGTTGGAAACATCATCGAAGTCTTCGGTGAGGGAATTAAGCCTGTCAATGGCTTCGCCAAGCCGCTCGTCCATCTCATCCAGGCGGGGAAGTATCCATCGAGCCATTGCCACATAGGTTTGCAGTTCCGGAGTGAAGTTGAACCACTCGTTGCTTGCCTTCAGGTGCGCGAAGTCGCTGTGAAGTTTCGACTCCTTGCGCTTGTCGCCGGCGATTACCACCAAGAGGCGCAGCGGGTAGCAATTACTGGTCTGCAACTCGCCAAGCCGCTCCAGTGGCTCTCGTTCGGTGAACCCGATTTTCAGAAACGGAGCTCCGATAGTTTCAATGAAGTAGATCACAGTGGCTCCTTACTTGACCATCCGATACTCATACACGCCCACCGACCCGACAACTTTTCTTCGCTCGATGGTGTGCGATCCCCACCGTTCTTTTCGAAGGTCTCTGACTCTTGCCGATACCGACTGCGTAGACGCCGCTGCCCGCTCAGCCAGGCTCGGCAGCGTCCACCACGAGCCGTCGCCCAGGCAGGTCGCCACGATGTCAAGTTGCCGGGACAGGCGCGAGGCGTCAGCACCGTCGCCCGTCTCTTGGCCTCCCAACTCCTCTTCCATCGCGAAGACGTTCAGCAGGTTGATTGCGCCGTCCATGTTCACTCGCTCACGGGGTTCCGAGGTACAGTGGGATCGGTGACTTATCTCCAAGCAGAGCCCCCAGCGTCGTCTCCAGCCACGTCTCACCCGTCGTCCATGCCTTTTCGATCTCGCCGGGAAGAACCGTCAGCGTGAACCGCTCGTTCTCGGCGTTGAGATCCAGGTCGCACCGGATGACGGCGCGAGCGGGGAGACTGCCAGCCGAGAAGATCGGCACATCGAATTGCACGACATCGGGGATGGCGTTCGCACCGGACATCTCAGCGATGTCGCTCCTGTTCATGCTCACCTTCCCCTTCTGCTGCTCGGCAACGACCGTCTTGCCCTTCTGGAGATTCACCTTGCGGACGTTGCTCAACAGGTCGTCGGTCGTGCTGCCGAAGAGCGTGGTGCGAAGGACGCGGATGAGTGCCGACTGGTCGTAGTTCCGGCCGCCAGATTCACCAGCAACGCCGATGAGGTAGGCGAGTTGCGGGCTTGGCGATAGGTCGAAGCGGCAGCGGTCAGCCGCTGGGTTGCCCGGTTCGTGGGAAGCCTTGACGCCGAGGCGCGAGAACCAAATGGTCGCCGGCTCACCGAGTTTCGTTGTCCATTCAACGAGCGTTTCGATTGAGCCAGCAATGTGGTCAACCGGCGGAGCCTCGGCCGTCACGAGCGTCAACTCTTCGTCGGCGCCTTGGACGTAATAGCGATTCTTCGGCTCGGCCGGGGCCGGAATGATTCGCTGGCTTGGCGGCGGTCCGAACTTCGACGCGAGGAATTCGAGCGAGTCTTTCGGGAGCATGTTCATCGAGTCCTTTCAGGTTGAGGGGAAAACGCTCCGATTCCCACCCCGCTCGGAGCAACACGGGAAATGAGGCGATTCGCGGTGCGCCGCGTCTCGCTAGTGGCTCTCAGTCGTCGGTAGCGCCAGCACCGGGAAGTGCGGCCTGGTCAGGGTTTTCAGAGCAGTCGGGATTGAAGATGAGACCGCCAGCACGCTCATCCACCTTGGCTCGCGTCTTCGGCGGCTTGTAACCGGGGATCTTTACGCCGACCTCGACATCGATCTCACATCCGGTTTCGTCGGGAGTGAATTGGATTTTCAGATTGAGCGTGCGGGTTTTGCCGTCGCCGCCACGTTCGATAATGTCCTCCGTGACTCGCTTGAGTCCGGAGTCGATCGCCCGCCCAGCGTAGCCGTCGGCAAGCTGGGATAGGGTGATACCTTGAACGATCATCTTCTTTGCCATGTCAGGAATCCTTTCGAGTAGAGTGAATCGCTTAGACCCTTGCGGACTTCCCCGTCTCCGTAAGCGTCTCCATCTGCTTCGCTATGAACGCATCGAGATCCGCTTGGCTCAGGTGCGTCGTTGCCGAGTCGTTCTTTGTCTTGCGGTCCTGGAAGTCGCCTTTAGGTTTCTTTCGCTTCCGAAGCTCCTTGTGCCGCTTGCACCGCACAGAGCCGGGAACCGGGGGCTCTTTACACCCGTGGTCAACACACAGTCCGGCTTGCTTCTGTAGCCTGTAAAGGTCGCGAAGCCTCAGTTCCATAGATTGCTCCAACATCGTCAAGCTCAGTAGTGGTAATGTCTCGCGATTATCTACACTCCCGCCGCCTGTAGCTTGGGTGCCTTCAGCCGCTTGCGGAAGTCGTCGTAGACTTGCAGACACTGAGTCGGGTTCAAGTCACCCAACGGTACCCCGTTGAACGTCTGGCAAATGTCATCGAGGAGCATCAGGTATTCGTACTCCTCGTGGGCCGCGACTTTCTCCGCGAGCTTGGCGAGGGCGGATGGCGAAATGGAGTCGGCATCAGTAGGGGTTGCCTTGGCTCCAGAGCCGTTGGTCTCGTTCAAAGTCGCCGTCGGGGGGCGGCTCTGCTCACCCTCCGGAGCCTTCGGCATGAGTTCGGCCTTCCGCGCATCTTTCGCAGCGACGTGCTTTGTCTTTTGATCTCCGTTCAGGCTCAGCCACAGCTTTTGCAAGTCAGGCAATCCCGCACACGCCTTGAATTCGGCGTCAATGTCGCGAGGCTTCTCCTCCGGAGCAGACAGCCACCAATCAAACAGCGGCTTCCAGAATTCAGGGCCGGGGCACTTTCCAACCTTGCCATCGAGAGCCGTGCAGCCGCGAACCTTTTCGACGTGCGCCGCGTGGTCCTCGGTATCCATGCGAACCACCACATCGAACTCATACTCAGCGCCGTCCCGCTGGTCCGTCTTCATGCCGACTTTCTTGATCTTGTCCTTGCCGTTGTTCCCCGCCACCCGCTCGTATTCGGACTTCACACGCATCGTGGAGATTAAGTGAGCTTTGCTGTCAGTCAGGGTCGCCAGCATGTTCCGCTGTGCTGGTGTGACACTGGCCCACCCGCCGAACTTGTCCCCGCGATTGCGCTGGGAGTAATCGTCCACCTGCTGCATTGCCCCATGCCATGCGTGAGTTAGCGAATCGAAAATAATGATGTCGTAGCCTTGCTGAGTCAGGTACTTGTAACACTCTGTGTAGCCGTCCGGGTTCTGTACTTCGGCCGGGATTTGACAGACCTCGTATTCCCACTTCTCGCCGTCCTGAGTGATGCCGTCATAGAGGCCAGCCGATTCGTTCTCCGAGTCGGCGACCACGATCCGCTTGCCGATACCAGCCCGTCGCATGGCGAACGCCAGACGGAGAGCCGTGTAGGTTTTTCCGCTGCCGCTGAGCCCTTCGAGGTTGATTTTCAACGGGCGTCTGGAGCGTTTCGCTTTCTTCACTTCGAACATGGGTGGAAAACCTCTGATAAGGAAAACACTGGAACACATCAGTACGGTCGTGAGGATTCGAACCTCTCAGCATCCACGGCCCACCCGAAACCATTTGGCCGCAACAAGCGGCCTGGGCCGTCGCCGACCGTGAAGGTTATTTCGTCTCGTGATAAGTGAAGATCACAACGCCCTTTCCGGGCCGAACCTCCACTAGAAACCTCTGACTCTTTGACTCGTAGACCCGGACCATTCCGTCCTCGGGGTCTTCACGCCAGTATGGTTCTTTGAGCAGATTCGCTCCGTAGTCAGACTTCATCATCATCGCGTCGATGTCGGCGTTCTTCATGCGCAGGCCTCCGCAAACAATCCCACTTCTCCAAAGTCCGGATCGAACCATGACCCCGACTCGGTTTCTTGTTCTTCTTGTTCCGGCATACCCGCCCACGGCTTCGCGCCGTCTACCAAGCCCGCTGCGATAGCGCGACACGCAAGGCTCCGGTGCTTGCAAACGTCCACCTTGCACACCGTCGCCATGCAACTGCACTCGAAGGCGTTCGGGCCGACTGTCACGAGGTAGGGGCCGATGCGCTCATTGGGCGACTTCGGGGGTTCGGGATTAAGATCCTCGAACACGAACTGGAAGCACATCCCTCCAATTACTTCCCCCATGAACACCACCTGATATTGGTCGCTGTAAATCTTGTTGCCGCTACGCTGGCCGCATTGCTGATGGATGCTCGCCGCGTAGTGGCCTTGGACGTTGCGATCCTTGCTGATGAAGCTGATGCCGGGCGTCCACAATGCCCATCGACGGCTGTAGCTCGCCGTGGGGGTCATTTCCAACCACTGTTGATCCATCACAGTCAGCATGTGACACCCCCACACTCCCCACGCCACCGGCACGACGAATGATGATGACCACGAGGGCTATCGATTTTCTTCGTAGTTTCGTGCTGCCTTGACTTCGCGGAGACATTCTTCGCAGTAATCACCGTCCTTGATGCCGTGTTCGCACGCTGTCCATTCGTCCCCAACGAGTAGTTGCAATAGCCGAATCACGTCCTGCCGAGTTTCAAGAACGAGTATCGCGAAGTGGCTCTCGCAAGGCCTCTCCAACGGTGTCAGGTTCGGGCCGTGCGACGGCGCGACCGTCCAGACGAACGGTCCGACGTTGTAGCCTTCCTCTGCTGAACGAATGGAATGAATCGTCCAGTTGGCGTAGTCGATACCGCGTTGGGCATCCCTCCAGCCTTCCGGGCGAATGACATGAAGCCACTCGACAGTAATTGAGTGAGCGTGTTTGATCGGTTCTGGTTGCGGCTTCAGTTTGTCGGGCAAGCACGCATCGTGAAGGAAATACTCCGGATGAATCCGCGAGTCCTTCGGAGTCATGACCTTCCCGCACTTACCGCAAATCGGTTGATCCATTCGGTCCATTTCGTCTCCTTCGCGATGGTCATAAAGCCACTGAACAAGACGACGCGGTTCGGGGTCATTGAAGGCATCGTAATAGCTCTGACATTTGCCACATCGGACATCGCGGTCCGGAGCCATCGTGTTGCAGCACGTCCCGCATCCAAGGCATCGGTAGAAGTAAATCGTCACGCCGACACCCTCCGTGTAGCCGCTATTGCTATAGCCACTATTGCTACACCGATGGCGTTCGTCAAGCCTCTGCGCCCGCTTTTCCGATGGAATTACTTGAGAAGTTTGGTCAGGTCGATTCCGCGAATTCGGGCCATGCACCGGACGTGCTTGGCGTAGCTCAGCGTGATATGTTGCCGCTTGAATTTCGTGCCCTCGAAGCGAATGACGCTCCGAAGGCCGATGCCGAGTTCTTCGGCCATTTGGACTTGAGTTATCTTGAATGCCGCGCGAATCCGAGCGAACTGCGCCCCGGTCAGGGCGTCGGCGTCCATCGGCTCGCGTTTTTTGGGTGGGCTCACGGCTTTCATTTCTTACTCTCGCTCGGCCCGTCCGGGTAGGGGTGTGGGGGGTCGTCATGATGGGGCGACTCCTGAAAACATCGAGGGCGTGACGGTGGCGAGTCGCCGGGAGCATAGGGCTACTTGCGACTCACGGAGATCGCAGCCGATGAACCGGCGGCCGTGCTCGAAGGCCGCGTGACAGACCGTGCCCGAGCCTGAGAATGGGTCACAGACGACGCCATTGGGTGGGGCGAACGACTTCACGAAGAACGTGGGCAAGTCCAAGGGGAACGGCGCTTCGTTGGAATGCGAGATCGCGTGGCCCATCTGACCACCACCGACGGTTAGCCGAAGAATCTCCGGCATGGACTCGTCGGCGACTTCGAGCAGCTTCAGGAGCTCGTAAACCTCGGAGAGCGAGTATTGGGGCTCGTATACGTTACCTGGATTCGCCATCGCGGGCGGAAGATAACTCTGAACTTCGGTTGTGCCGTCCGGGAGTGGGGCGGTCATTAGCTTCCCACCTTCCCTAAGAACCTGCCGGTTAGCCACACCCCGCTGGCGAATACCAGATGTCTCCCGAACATTCTTCGGCTTCGGTTGTTTGATCTTGTTCTGAACGCCCGTGTGCATCCCCTCCCGAAGCCACGCAGGAACCTCTTTGGCCTCGCCCTTCGAGGTCATCTTGTGTGAGGGCCTTGCTTTGCCGTTAGACTTGATGTTGCCATCTGCGTCTTTGTTCCCAGCGCCGGTATCCGATCCAATTTTCCCCCACTGATTGACCCGCGTCCCATCACTTAGCATGTGACTCATCTCACCGCCTGGAGCCCACTTCGGTGTATGCCCGCAAGCCGTGTTGTCCGACCACGGCAAACGTCCTTCCCGCGTGACACACAGAATCGGCTCATAGTCGTTCCGCAGCCAATCCGGCCCGCCAGAGCCGGGGATGCCGACACGGTGGAAGATCGGCGGCTTCCTCAAGTTGAAACCGGCGCGATGCAAGTCCGCGAACAGCAGGAACGGAGCTCCGGAGTAGCGATAGCCCCGCGTCTGGCCTTCGCAGTTGACGGCAATCAACCCCCGAACTTTCGGAGCCGCCGCCGAAACAACGCGGACCATCCAATCGACCCATTGCTGACCGCCAACCATCTTTTCACCAATTCCGTATGTCCGGGCGAGCTCGTAAGGCGGGCTCGTGAATAGCAAATCAACCGAATCGTCGGGGAGCGAATCGAGGAACGCGACCGCATCCGTGGCCTCGCACGACCACCGTGCATCGCCGTTCAGTACATCGCTCGCCGTCGGCATCTCGATCGCCACTTCAATCACCTCTTCAATTGGCATCTTCAAGGCTTCGCATCATCAAGTTTCAGGTCGTAATCGGGGTTCCAGATTCTGAGGATTGCGTCTCGTGTCATCGAGTAGAGCATTGATCTCTGCTGAGCCTCTTCCGCTCGAAACACAAAGCCATCGGCGGCCAGTTCGCCAGCGTGTTCTGCTGTCGATTTTGTCAACACGTCGAGCGCGGCGATCATTTCGACAATCTCGGATGTGGCCGAATATCCACATTCCAAGACTTCCTTCGCGGCATTCACAGCCGTTTCATCGGCGTAGTCTGCTACCGGCATAGTTCACACCTGATGGGTCAGGTCAGTTCGCATTCCGGGTGCGGACCATTCTCAAGCATCTCATCGAAGCCAAGCTCCACGGACGAATTCTCGCCCACGATGTCCGATAGCTTCTGCTCCAAGGCGCACGCCGGGCAGTTGTCGTGGTGAACTGCGGGATGGTCTGGGCAACCCAATTCCAGCATCACGTCCGCCACCGCACCGAAGGCTTCGAAAAGAGCCTTGCGATGGTCTCGCATGTTCTTCGCAGCGGAGGCCGATAGTTCGTTCATCGAAAGCACCTCGCTCGTTCAAACAGGTCCGTTCGCCCCACGACGGGCCGCTCCTCTTCCCTGCGAGCACGGAACGCCAGCCGCGGCACCCCATTGGGTGGGGACGCGGCGGACTCAAATGCCAGCCAGTCGCCATACATGCGTCGGACGCCAACCGCCGTCAGCGCGAGGTATCGCTGCCGTGAGAGCGGGGACAATTTCTGACTTCCATGAATCAAACGTCCTGACCCCACCGTTCACGTCGAACACCATCGCGGCGTCACCGTCTGCCCACGTTGCTATCCAGTGCGTCTGCCGGTATGCCCATTTCGGATTCATGCCGGGAACCGTCCACGGTCCCAACCACTGAATGCGAACGAGCGAGATTCGCGGCCGATAGAACAGCCCCTCGATGCTGATCGGTCCAGGCGTGAAGCTCTTGGACAATGCCGATAGAGCGGCTTTCATCATCGTTGGGCTCGTGTACCTCTTCGCTTCGAAGTCCGGAATGGCGTGGCGAACCGTTGATAGCGGCAGTTGCAAGGCGAACGCCAAGGCATTCGGCCCGCAGTTAGCGCCCCACTCCTCGTAAGCGGTTTGGGAGTCGGCTTCGGTGAATGGATAGATCAGCGTCACGACACGCCCTCCAGCAACGCCACGGCTTCCCGGCACTTGAGAGCCAGCATCCGCTCACGGCCCGTACCCTGATCCTCGTAAGCGAGGTTTGCAAGGTAGCTGCCCGCGTCTCGCAGGGTTTCGGCGATGATGGCGCGATGGGTATGGGGCATCGATGGCAACTCATCAGCGAGCACCTGGCTGGCTCGTCGCAACGGCACCCGCTGGAGCCGCACGGCGTTCGACTTCCGGAGCCACTCCTCCAGATCCAACAACGCATTGCCGGGTGAACGCCTCGGCGCCGTCTGGTGAATCACGGTCATCGTGCCCGGCAATCGAATCACATAGACGAACTGGCTCGCCGGCCCGTCCGCCATCACGATGGCCTGCACTCGCAAATCGGCTTCTACGCTCAGCGGCACGGGGCAGCAGATGCACGGGCCGGGGCAGCGCGAGCGAGCCGGCGTGGGCTTCGCCCTTACCGTCGCCGCCACGGGTATCACTTCGGTGTCGGGTAGTTCGGTGGTCACGATGTGGCACTCGGGGGGTGTCATGGGGCGTCCGCCTTTATGGGGTTAATGCACTTCGCGGTAGGCTCGGATGAACTCGGCTGCGAGCTCGGGAACGATTGCATTGCCGTAACACTGCACCTGTGAATTGCCGGGGAAAACCCCATGAACCACGCGGCCCATTCCGGGTTCAGACGCCCATCTGTCGCGCCATCCAACTTCGCAACCGTCATAAGCAGCGGGTCGCTCCCCATTGAATCGGGCATCCGACGATTGCCTTTCACAGTTCTCGCGTCCCTCTTGAGCAGAGTCGGCAACCCACCAAATCCGCTGTCGAATGTGTCTCGCGCCGACGCTACAAGCTGGGAGTACCGCCTGCCCGCAGGCGTAGCCTTCTCTTTCCAGGTCATCGAAAACCAAGTCGAGCCATCCGTGGGCAATCGCCCTTTCAACTTGCTCGCCAAAAATGCACTCAGGGCGGCACTCGCGGATGAGCCGGAACATATGGGGCCACAGATGTCGGTCGTCGGCGAATCCTTCGTTTCTTCCGGATGCTGAGAATGGCTGGCATGGACAGCTTCCGGTCCAGACTGGCCGCTCATCACTCCATCCAGCCATTCGAAGAGCGAGAGGCCACCCGCCGATGCCCGCGAAGAGATGCACTTGCGTGAACCCCTTGAGGTCGTCGGCCTGGATGTCTGCAATGCTGCGTTCATCGACTATGCCTTGAGGAATCAAACCTTCCGCCATCAGTTCCCGCAGCCACGCCGCCGCCTTCGGGTCAATTTCGTTGAACAGGTGCATCGCATTCCATCGCTGTGACTCGGCTCGTCGCCGTCTTCCGTCTCTCCACCGCATGGACCCGGCACAGCCATTGCCGCCGATAGCCACATTCCGAAGGGGCGTACCCCGGCACGATCGCGTCCGGGATGAAGTCGCCGTACTCGGCTGGCGAACCGCATAATTCACAGGATTTGGGGGTGTCGTTCATGCCACCTTGCCTCGCTTCCCGATCAACTCGTTCCGCATCACCTGCACATCACGACACCCGTCGAATCCCAACTTTGCTCGACCGTGCCCCACATCAACCACCGTCACGACGAATCTGAGACCGCCCTCGGGGACGACGTAGCCCAGCGGGGAGCGTCAGCGTTGTCCGTTCGCCGCGTCGCCTGGTGATCGTCAACATGGTCAGTTCCATCCGTGGTTGTCAGATTCCGTGCCCGGCCCAGAGATTGCCTTCCTGCTCCAGTTCGAACTCGACCGCCTGACGACGCATCAGCAGCCATTTGATCTTCTTTTCAAGCCACGCAATCTGATATTCGACAACTTGAAGCAGCCGATCCCTAGCGGACTTCATCTCCGCGTCAATCGAGTAGCATTCGACATCCTTTGGGTAATCGAGCGAAACCGGCTCCATCACTTCCTCCAGGGCATCACCCACTCTCGCACCCACTCCCACAGCGTCCTTCTTCCCGCGTTCTCCAGGCAATCGAGGGCGTCTTCGAGGTCACGGAGCGTCATGGCGGCGACCCTCACGCCTGTATCCGACCCACTCTAATTCCGTCCGGAACCTCTTCAAGCGCCGTTTCACGTCTTCGGACGTTTGGGCTCCCGTGGGCTCCCGTGGGCTCCCGTGGGCGCGAGATTTTCTTCTTCGGGTTCCATTTCGGAGACATCTCCGACCACTAAACGCCCCTTCAACTCGACCGACAGCTTCCACCAAACCACGTCCGACCACGGCCAGAGGCGTATCCGGTCGGTGATCTTGCACGCCCGCGGGAACTCACCGGCCGCAATCAGTCTGTTCAACGTGCCGCGCGATAGACCCGTTTCTCGCACCACGTCGGCGAGTTCCAACCATCCACGCTCCGGTCCATCTATCGTCCGTGACGCCATGACCTGACCCTTCGGCCGCCTGCCGCGAATGCGAAGATCCCGCCGTTACGAGTCGCCCTCTGGTTCAATCTTCACTGGCACCAACTTGGCGATCATCTTCTCGCGGTCCTTGTCCAACTTGTCGATCTCGCGATTGATCGCCAGAATGTCCGCAATCACAGCATCGTTCTTTGCGTTCTTCGAATAGACCGTGGAACCATCGACAACTTGGATTCCCTCATCTGTTTTGACGCGCAGGCGATCCCACCGACGGTAAGATGCAGTTGGCTCTACAATCGAAGAAACCGTAACCGTTTTGAAATCCATGTGACGAAAGCCACCCGAATACCAAGCCTCGAACCGCTCAAACGGTTTTCCCTTCTTCGGAGTCGGCTTGTCGATTGCTTCCTTCGCTGCCGTCAACGACTTCGCCGTCCGCTCTCGACCGCGAAGAGTGAAGTGCCAGTCGTCGCTGTGCTCGTGGTAAACGATCTCGATTTCATGGTGCGTTATTGAAGGTGCATCGGTCATCGATCGAATCCTCTGAGAGTGATTTGGTTACGAACGGGCGAACACCGTCTTCAACGGCGGAAGCGGCCTTCCGAGGTCCACGAGAGACGCCATCCAACGCAATTCCGCCCAGTCCGCCTCATCGTCGCTGCCCCACGGAGAATCGGTGGAATCGAGCGGCCGCTCCTCGTCGTCCGGGAAAAGCTCGTCGGATAGATGCCGGGCCATGTGAGGGGATCCATGAGAGGGTGGAAGGGGTAGTGGTCACTTCGGGCGGTTTCCGGGTGTATGGATGGCTTCCGCGATGCCCAGACTTCGCCACGATGCTTGCAGCCCACCGAACACTTCCTGCATCGTGTGAGCATCACGAGGCGTCCGGATCAAACCACCCTCAAAAGCCTGGCATTGCTGCACAAGACTAGGCACGCCACCCATGCCAAGATCATGCGGGCCGTGGCCGAACGTAACGGTGCCGCATCGAGGGCACCAGAAGATGCCATAATCGCTGCCAGTATCGAACGATTGCGTCTCGTGATCGCATGTCGGGCAAGACATTTGGAAACTCCTCGTGGTGAAGGTGAAAATCTGCTCCCGTTGTGGCTCGCTCATGCCGTGGTCGCCGCACGGATGGCAAGCTCTGCTTGGGCGACCGCCGCATCCCAAACCATCTCCGCGTGATCGCTGCCGCCCCCACCGCACTCGATGAGCCGCTTGCACGCATCGAGCAGATCAGGAGCGGCCGCGAATAACTGTCCATTCGCAAGTTGCATCTCATCCCATTCCTTAGTCGGGAACTGAACCCATCTCGCCGCCCAAAGCATCACCTTGACCGGCTCTTGCAAGCCCCAAGGATTCGAGGTGTTCTCAAGGCGAAAACCCTCTGGAAGCGTCCCGAACAACTCCAAGCCAGCGCCGGGAGAATCTCGGCATTCCAGCGGTGCTGGTGTGTGCTTGCTCATCGCCCCGCCCCCCGTGTTTCGTGTTGGTGAGAATCAGCCAACGGTTTCGGCATCTGCGAGCATGGCATCCGCCACACAAAACGCCCACTCAACGACCTTGGACGGAGCCGGAATAATGGCACTGTCTCCAATGGAAAACCGCATGGCGGATAGTGCTTGACCCGCCAGCCACATTCGCAGCGTCATCCCGTCGTACTGCTCAGCACTTCGCGGGAAGGCTTGGCCTGATTTGTCGGTGGTCATGGGGGCTCCAGTTCAGTACCCGAGCAAGAGGGTAATTGTTATTTGGTGAGGGATGCGCGAACTGTGTTGTTTCTCTGTTTCCGCACCGGATTGGTCAGAATGTCATCGATCTTCCATCCGAGTTTCAATCGGCCACGAATAGTTGAGCGACTCAAGCCTGTCGCTTCACACCACTGGACAAGGCTTTTTTCTTCACCTTTGAAGACGATTACCCTGTTGCGGCGAGTGTTGTTTGCCTGCTCTTTCCGCGTGGCCCACCGTACATTCCCAGGTTCGTAATCGCCGTTGTTGTTCGGATAGCGATCAAGGCTGTGGGCAGGCGATGGCTTTGGCCCAACGTCATGCAGCCAGTTCGCGAACCCATCCTTCCCCAGCCATCTGGCACAAACCTTCACACCCCTGCCTCCATACAGGTGCCACCCGGCCGCTGTGCTGCAACAGCACCTGTATTTCATGCCAACGTAGCATCGGTACTCAGAGGTCCATCCAGTTCGCAGAGCATGGCCGTGTTTCGTGAGGTAATTCGCCATCGAAAACGAAGCTCGGAAAGTAGGTTCGGGAGAAACACGAAATACCAAACGCGAAGGCTCATTCGGGGGCATCCTTGCGAGGGTCACGAGCGAATCGGATCATCATTCCAGTTGCGGTATTCGGGATTCTCTTCGAGGAACTTCTCAAGAGCAGCGAAGGCCTTCGCTGCCGTCTTGAATGTCTTGCAACCGTGGTCCATCCCCTTCGGCATCGGAGGAAGTTCGATCACTCGCGGCTTTCCAACCGGCGGGTAGAGCAGGACAGCAAACACTGTGCTTTGCGTCATGGCTCGGGGCTCCAGGACAAGAAGATCGCCCAGAACACCAGCCCGCAACCGAGCGACCAGATGAGGCCGACCACCACATCACCGATCCGTTGCGTCTTCTCGGTCATGGCTGAGGCTCCGTTGCGGGTGGCGTCGTCTTGTCTCAACACGAGTATCCTACTCCACTGGTAAATACGTGTCAAGACTCTTGTAGAAAGATTTTCTACGGGTATACTACTTGGGTAGCCATTTGTAGACCAATCGCCTTTGTGTATGCTGAATGCCGACAAAGCGGGGCTTATCATGACGGTTATGGCAAAAGAAAAACCCGTGACGAAGCCGGTCGCACCTACGCCGGCCACCGAAGAAACTGCCGAAAAGTCCGGCCGCTCCGGACAACCCGTCAACATCTACGTGGACGATGACATCCGCGCCGCCGTGGACGCCTACATTCGGGACCACAACGGCAAGCACGACCACAAAGCCACGCTTCGGAGTACCATCGAGGCGTCGATTCGTCTGTATTTGAAGGCTCATGGCTTCTGGCCGTGGCCGAAGAACGGCCACAAGTGATGTCGTTCTGTACACCTTCCACTTTACCGCGTGTCTCGCCCCAAGGAATCGAAGTATTGGGTGTGATGTGCGGAAGAAGGGGCCAACATGAGCGAGCCACGGCCGGACCGATGTGAGACGTGTCGTTTCTGGGATTTGCGAATCGGCGATTCGGACGAAGGGGCCGGAGTCTGTCGGCGTCATGCGCCTGTAGCGGCCACGCCTGCGGTGAATGTTTCGCAGAAAGTTGAAGATCAAACTGCTTCGTTCCCCTCGTGGCCGTTAACGCTCAACGACGAATGGTGTGGCGAGTGGCAAGTGAAACCATCACAAGGGAGCCAGTGACCATGCCTGACTACGACGACGAGCCGGCCATCAAGGACTTCCCCAAGATGGACCGCGATGACCTGGAGACATACGCCCGGCAGTTGGCCGAGCGGATTCTCGCGACAGAACGGGCAACCGTCGTCACTTCAGCGCCGAATTGGTCATCCGCCCTTTCGGACGCCATTCTGCTGGCCCACTGCGTGAAGGTGCTGGTGGAGGGCGATCCGTGAGCGCTTGTCGAGACTGCGATAGGCTCCAAGCAAAGTTGGAGCAATCGAATGTGGACGCCGAACAGTACAGCAACGAGATGGCGGCGAAAGTACGGCGATTACGATCAGTTCTTGAGACGGTGCAACTTCGCTGCGGCTACATCATCGGAGCATGTCGCGGCGAAGAGGAAATGAGACTCGAAGCTAAAGCGATTTTGGCACTCCTCACCGAATCGTGAGCGAATACCCCTCCGGGCCATTGTGAACCGGGTCATCGAGGTCCGTGAACAGTTCCCGGAGGGTGCGACGCAAGTCGCCAATCGTCCATCTCACGGTCCCATCTTCGGCCTCGTAATCGTGCCAAGCCGCCTTGAGTTGCAGGATGGTGAGAGGAACCGGGGATGCGGCGAGCACTTTCAGAACGTCGAGCTTGCGGCCGTGAATCGGAACCACGGTGCCATCGAAGCGGGGCGTGGGGCGGGAGAAGTCCCAGCCAGGGATGGCGGCAGCCTCCGGATCAGTCACGGGCTCGGCTCGCTCCTCGGGCAGCGGCAGGGTGACGATCTTCCCCGTGGGGCCGTGGATCGTCAGATGGGTGATGAGGGTGCTGGGGGCGATGTGGCGAGCAAAATTTCGTGCGGCTTCTTGCAGGGCGTGGGCAGTGTCGATGGTCGTCATGGTGAGGCTCCGGTTGTCGGGCATCCGAGCCGCGTGGTGAATGGCAATGAGTTTGACGTGCGGTAGGGCGGTTGCGAATGTGCGTGAGCGAGATACTGTACAGGCAGTTCCATGACGGGCGGCAACGGGTAGTTTGGCTGAGCTCGGATGGCTAATAATGGGGGTGAAGAATGAAGCCGCTGCCAATCGAAATCAACCTGCATCGAATAGAGACAGTCAGCGCCGAAACGGCCTATGAGGTCTATTTCGATGGGCAGTTGATTGGATACGTTTGGTCGCGACGAGTGCATAGTTATCGCGGTACAGAAGGTTGGAATCGCGGCCTTCGAATCGAAGACTTCAGCCCGATCCAATGGAGGTACAGCGCAACCGATGCCCCAGGGTATCGGATGGGGTCGTTGTGCTTGTCCCGGCGAAGTGGTGTGGATCGCCTGATCGAGCTTCACCGGGCTCCGAATCCGGCTTGACGGCCCCGCCCGTGCCGTGGCACAACACCCTCCGTCCTAAGTCCGTTGTGGGCCACGGAGATAGTTTCGGTGCATGGGTACTGGTATGAACCATACCCCATCGCCAGTGATAGAAGGAACTATCACATTTCTCCGTGGATTCTTCGGTTCCCAACACAGGTGACTGAACAAACAATCACCTACGTTGGCACAACGGGCACAACTTTGGCACGGAGGCCAAAACATGCTCGTTCGCGCCTGGTTCCGATCCTCTCGCAAACGGTGGTATGTGACGCACGACAACCGGCAACATCCTCTCAATGTGACCGATCCGAATGACCAAACAGGTGCCGACCTCGCGGCCAAAGCCCTGATCGACAAGCTGACCGGAATTGTTGCGGCACTGGCTCCGCAATCGTCTGGTCCAACAGTCTCCGAAGCAGTTGTTTCATTTCTGCTCGCGGCCCAGAAGCGTGTCGCCAGCGATCGATTGTTACACGAGACGATGGAATCCTACCGTCGGTGCCTTGGTGCGCTCACGGATGTCTTCGGTCATCGCGCCATCGTTTCGCTCACTCCTGACGAAATCGAGGAATGGGCTGGCTCGCGCGGCTGGTCGTCATCGACGCAGCACCACCACCTTGCGACCGTCCAGCGGCTGCTCGCCGGGGCGGGGATAAAACTGAAGATCCATCTGCCGCCGATGGAGAGCCGGGGAGCTGATACGGCTCTCACCGACGAGCAGTTCGCCGAGGCGCTCACGGCACTTCGCCGCCACGAGTGGGTGAAAGCGGACTTGCCGGAACTGCTCAAGGTGCTGCGGGAGTCCGGGGCACGACCCCAGGAGGTCGCCAGGCTCAAGGCGGAATCTCTGGACTGGGCGAATTCGCTCGCTCGCCTCAAGCAGCACAAGACGGCGAGGCATGGGGCGGACCGGATCATCCACTTCAACAAAGCGGCGATGGCGATCCTGGAAGGGCAGCGAATCAAGCACGGGGCCGGGTATCTCTTTCGCACGCGGGCTGGCAATCCGTACTGCGCGAACGTGATTGTGAGGCGACTCGTGGACGTGAGCGAACGACTTGGTTTTCGCGTGATCGCCTACGGGCTCGGGCGGCATTCATTCGCGACTCGCGCCCTGGAAGCGGGTATCCCAGACACGACCGTGGCGGCGTTGCTCGGGCAGAAGGGGACGGCCATGTTGCACAAGCACTATTCGCATGTGGGACAGAACGCGAGACTCTTGAAAGATGCCGCTGAGAAGGCGAGCACCCAGAAGGCCGGGTGACGTGGGGCCATGTTCGGCCCTCCCTGATGAGGTCGATAGTGGCACCGCAGACCTTATACATCTTGGCGATACTCTTGGATGTGTGGCCTTTCGCGCGAAAACTATTCCGGGAAATCCCGAATAAATACGGTACCGTCTATTGACACAGATTAAGCGGTACCGTAATATATAGGCAGTGAAGACAAGTGCGGGTGACAGCCACCTGCGAACCCCGAACCGGAGAACGATGATGACGACGACCCTCAGCAACCTGACCTGCCCCGCCGGTAAGAGTGGCCTCGCGGTCGAGCCGTGGTCGAAGGGTGAGATCTACGCCGTGTGCGCGAACTGGGCGCAGGCGTCGGACCCGATCCTCGTGTACGGGCCGGATGGCTGGAGCGGCAACGGGCGTCAAGTCGCGGACTACCGCCACCGCACGAAGGACGCTCTCCGGGCCATCATCATCGAGGCTATCGCGGTGAGCGAAGGCATCCCGTCCGACGACGTGGACGACGACGAAGTTGATGGAATCGTGGACGACGCGACGGAAATCAGCGACGAAGCCGAATCGGAGTGAATGATGCGAACCTATCAATACCACACCGGCGAATGCGAATCCTGCCACGAAGTGCCCGACAACGGCGCTCTGTGGGTGACGACGGCAAGGGTGCTTGACTTCGGCGTGCCGGGCCTGATATTCGAGCCGAATCCAAGTGAGCCGAAGATGTGCGACGACTGCGAATTGATTGCGAGAAAGAAGGAGACGTGCCGTGCCGAGTAAACCAGCGAAGAAGAAGCCGGGCCGGGGCCGACCCCGCACCCGACCCGAGGGCGGCAGCTTTCGCGTGGACGCCTGGGAGCCGGAGCGCGACGCGATCAAGGCGGCGGCGGAGGCGGCTGGCATGTCGGTGAGCGATTGGGTGAGGCGCGTTGCGCTCAAGGCGGCGGGGTATCGCGGGCCGGCGGCGATCGTTACTTGAGGACAACATGACCGACCGCGACGCCCTACTTATGGCAATCGTTATGCAGCCTTACGAGGATTTGCCGAGGCTGATGTATGCAGATTGGCTGGAAGAGAATAGCGACTCTGAGCGGGCAGCGTTCATCCGCGTGCAGTGTGAGTTGGCGAGATGCGAGCGGTGCGGTGGAGATGGACTCGCCCACGGATCAGACAGGCCATTCGAGTGGAATGACCACGCCGATTACGGCAAGTGCGTAGTTTGTTGGGCGATTCGTGGGCAGGCCGGAAAGCTTCTCAATAGCAACTTCTGTTCGTGGGTTCCGCTATCGTGGCATCAAGGGTCGGGGGTTGGAATCCGTCGTGCCAGCGATTTCGCATGTGAGTTCACCGGCAGCTTCATTCGGACGGCATCATTCACTTGCGGCCTCATCTCTCACGTCACCTGCTCGTGGGCCGATTGGCTCGCCCATGCCCCGAAGCTCGTGTGGTGGCCGCCGAGGAAGTGCGAGAAGTGCAAAGGGAGCGGACGGCACAGAACGCCAACGGAACGAAGGCAGAACAAGACGCTGACCTGCTCCGCCTGTCACGGTAAGGGCGAGATTCCGGGGGCGACGATGGAGTGCCCGAATTGTCGGGGCAATGGACGGCATTTGTATGGCGAGTTTCCTAGCGGAGAATTGAACTACAGCGATTCCATCGACTGCCATATGTGTGTTCGTGGCCGCATCCCCGTCCCCTTCGAATCGGTTGCGGCGACAGTACAGCCGATAACGGAGGTCACGCTGACGACGTGGCCGAACGATGTTCCGCCAGGATTGCTCGTATCTGGGACAAGTGCGGAATACGTCAGGTGGCTTAGCGAGCAGTGGCCGCCGGTGGAGAAATGGCACCTTCCGACGCAAGGCAACCCGCTACGCATCACCCGCGAGATGGTGGTTGTCTCTGGTGGTCACATCGCCGCTGGTCAGGCCGTCTACCTCGGTGCGGACGGTCGGGCGCACCCAGTGCGGTGAAACGAACAAGCCCACCCAGGGATTTTGCCTCCCCGAGCGGGCTTGGTACATACGCCCCGAGCCGGCGGGCCGTCCGGTCATGAAAGACCCTTCTTCCGCTGGCCTCTCTCACGATCAGCGGGCCGGACCCGGAGTTTACGGGGGCGTTACAATCCGCCGAATAAAGATATTAGTTGCGTTATCAGCGCAAGGATCGCGGGCAGGTTGTCGATGAGCCACTGGAAAACCCCGCCCCCGCCTGCGCCAGCCATCGGCGTCTTCAACCCCTTCTCGGCCAGGCTCGCCGTCAGGAATTCATCAGTCAACTGATCGTCCACGATCTTGCGGGCTTTGGCTCGGGGCATCCCCTTTTCGACCAAGCCGGCGATAATGTGTTGCCTGACAAACAACGTCACGACCGGGTGAGACTTCACAGCGGTTGGGGCGGCGACGGGCTCGGCAGCGACGGCGGGAACGGCCACGGGAGCCGGGGTTGCCGTGCTCCGATTCCTTCGCAACAGCTGGGCATCGGCGACGGACGCGAGCCCGAGACAGAGCACAAGGCCCAACAGGAACTTCTTCATGGTGTGAGTGACCTCTGGGAAAGACTCGGGGAAGGTTGCCCGGCGGAACCCACTGCACGCCTTTCCCCCTCGTGCATCAGCATCCCGCCGGGCGAACTAAATGATTGACGACCCGTGGCGATAGCCGCTATACTTCCAGAGCCTTCGGGTTGGTGTAACCAGAACGATCAACAAATCAGCACGCCGAGAGCTGTCGATCCATCAACTCACCCGGATGATAGGGACCGGGAACTCGGAAGAGCCGTGGAGAATCGGGACTCGGCACTGAAGGCACTGGGCACGAGAAGCATCGCTACTCCGAACCGCATCACGACCCCGACAGCGAAAGTTGTCGGGGTCGCGGTGTTTCATGGACACCCGCCCGCACTTCGCGCCCCGCGATTCTTGAACAGTGGCAGCAGATGCCTTCGCCCGCCCGCGAAGATCCCGCTGCGGCTCGTCGTGGTGACGCTCGCCGTCGTGGTGGTCGAGGATGCACGCGGCGCGAAGGCTGTTGGGCATCCACCAGCCGGGCAGGATGGGCCCGCAGCGGTCAGGGCGAACGGATTGCTCACGGGATTGCTCACGACGACCGTTTGGCCGGGCAGGGCAGTCTTAGGCCACGGAAGGGCCACTCCAGCGTGCGGAGCAGCCTTCCCGAGGTTCTCATCTCCGTGGATGAAGACGCTGCCATCGATACGGGTGTGGGCATGACTTCCCCTTGGCACCACGACAGCCGTTGCCTCGCGCCGTGGCGTCGGGACGACCTCCGGAGCCGTTGACCACGACCAGCCCGAAGATGGCTCCCACGTCCAGTCGGCAAGAGCTCGCTGGGGCGCAAGGCACAGCAAAGCGGCGACAGCGATTGTCGCGAGAACGATTCGACGCATGGGGTAAGTACCTCCGTGATGGGGAATCACATCCAACCAAGCCGCTTCGCCGTGAAGCGGAGAATCGAGCGAAGTTCGTCGGAATAGCCGAAACGCTTCTGGTTGATCTCGATGGATTTCTCAAGGCTTCCATCGGCGTGACGTTCGGTTGCCGCCTTCCAGTCTGCGAGCATTTCGATCAAATCCAGAAGGCTCATCTCTTGGATGCCGAGAGCGTAATGCTCGGGGTGGTGGCTATTCGCCGCGTAGTGGTGGTTGAGGGCGGGCTTCATGGCCGCGAGAAAGCCCTTGTACTCGTCGCTCCCGTAGGTGCATCCACGGAGCTTCGCCGTGAATTCCTCGAATACCTCACGCTCGGGGCTCTCCAGTTTGCTCGCATCATGAACTTCGGCACGACGAATCAGATCCGTGGCGAGCGTCCCGAGCAGGGCCTGCACGCGGCGAATATGCTTCAGCGTTTCGACTTCAGCGATCAAGAGTTATTCCTCCGGAGCCATCCTCGTCGGCCTGAACGCCATCGGGGACACCCCCCGCCATTTGATCTTGCACGCATCACAGACGCCGAATCCGCAGCTTGGGTTCGTCGCTGTGAACCAGTGCTCTTTCCCCAATCCCAAGCACTTGACCCTTGGCGACCGCTTCGAAGTCGCTCGCGGAACGAACGGCTTCAACACGACTTCTGGGCACATGGGCGAGCCCCCTTATCGCTTTCTCTCGGCGTCGCGCTTCGCTGCGTCCGTCGCCGCCCATTTCTTCTGCTCGCTGTCGAGCGACATATCACCCGCGGGCGGCGGATCAGGGGCGTTCGTGACGACCTTCGGGAAGCCGTCGCTGGTGCGCGATGGGTCGCCGACGTAGTTGGCTTCGCGAGTGGCGAGCCGGGCGTTCAGGTCGGCGGCTCGTTGTCGCCAGTCATCAATCACGGTCGGCACAATGCCCAGAATCATCTCGTCAACGCGGGCAACGAAATGAGTTATCCGTCGCTGCGACTGTTCGTCCGGCGCTTCCAGTGGGAGCATCGGCAGCCCCCACAGAATCGCACGAATCCGTTCGCGTTCAGCCAGAGCCACGTCTCGCGCTTCGTTGGTCATGCTGCCAACACCGCCTCCCGATCGAATCGACGGCGAGGAACGAGGTGCATCCCCGGACCCGGCGATTTGGCGGACTTCTTCATGGCGTCGATCACGGCGATCACTGCCTTGATCCCGTCGTCGCTGATCCCAAGGCCAGCCAATTCATCGGCCAGACTCGGTGTCAGCGAGCCGCCGGTGACTTTGATCTTCCAAGGGCCAGCGACGGTGATGGTTCCTGTGGAAGGGTCAGTGGTCACGGCACCCAGCACGCCCACAGGCGGCTGTGGAGGCACCACGCCGACGCTCACCACGACGCTCGCTGATTCAGTCGCCGTCTTCACCGTCGCCGTGTAGGTGCCCGCAGCGGCGTAGACGTGGTTCACCGGGTAAACGGTCGTCTGCTGCCCGTCACCGAAGTCCAGCTTGCCGCCGACGCCATTGCCCTGAACCAAGAACGCCACGGTAAGAGGCGGCTGACCGCTTGAGGGGGTCGCGGTCAGGGTCAGCTTGCCGGGGACAGGTGGGGGATTCGGGTCGGGCAGCGGCGGCACCGTGCCGTTCACGATCAGCGTCAAATCGGCCTTGAGGTCCGCGACCGTGATGCCGTTGGGCGCGAGGTTGTCGGCCCCATACCAGTCCACCGCCAACGTCGTGTAAACCTCATCGATCCATTTCTTCGAGGTAAAAGCGGCCCAGAGGATTCGCCGCACACCGCCCCAGGTGGAGATCCAGACTCCTTTGTCATCGAAGCCGAATGCCTGCACTTCATGCCCGCCAACGATGCCAGAATTTGTAATCCCCCAGTCCGCGCCGTCATCGCTCTGATACCACGATTGAGGAAGCGACATTCCGACTTCGAGGTTGCCGAAGACGATCAGTGCCGTTTTCACCAAGTCCACGTTCAGGTGATCGACGGCCGCCGCCCCGTCCGTCTTGTGCCGCACGCCGCCGTAGAGGATGCCCTTGGACTGCTCCAGTTGATTCACCGCCGACATATTGCAGCCGTTGTCGCCGGCCCCGCAGAAGGCGTGGTAGTTCGTCAGAGCCTCTGAAGTGGTTTGGAGAACTTCCTTGCCCGTGTCGTTCGCCAAGGCAATGCCTACTCTGTGGCCCCGGCTGGAGAGGACGCAGCAACCCTGCTGGTCGTTCCCGAGCATCGTCTTGAGGACGTTCGGAGCCTTGACGCCGTAGTTGACCGAAGCCGGTATCGGGGCGGCGCGAAGAGCAGTATCAACGTGCTTCGTGAGTCGAGGAAAATATCGGGTCTTGCCGTCGGTGCCGACGACCGCCCTGAAGTTGCCGTAGTCGAATTGCTTGATCGGCTTGGCCCGGCCGAGTTGGAATGGAGGGGCGGCCTTCTTCGGAGCCTCTTGCACACCCACGGGAAACAGCTTGCCCCAATGCTCGCCGAAGTCGCCGACGAACCGCTCTCGGGGCATGGGAGCTGGAATCGGAACCTCAGCTACCGCCGTCGGTTCAGCGGCAGGCGCGGCCGATAGAAGCCATACCGAAAGCAACGCCACGGCGCTAAACGAAACACGAATGATCCTCTTCACGGGAGGAACCTCTCAGTTTGTGGGAAGGGGAGACAACGGGCGAACGATTCAGACGATGACACCGCCGTAGCTCGTCTCACGATGCAATCGGAGACCAGCGAACCAGAGCCGCCACCCGTCGCACTCGCGGCGGAAGCCAGCCCACCACGGCGGGCAGATGGCGAACGATATGCTTGCGTCGTAGTTGTCCGGCGCACCAACTCCCGGACCCCTGCCACGCCGCCAGATGAGACGGAAGAGGCGGTACAGTTTGTTGCCGGCGTCGAGGCGAAAAACAGTCTTGAGCTTCATGGGATTACCTCGTTTGGGAAGGGGTGACAACTCATTTCGCCCGGACACCCACCGCCCGTCCCCTTCCCAGGACACGAACGGCGGGGCCGGGTGACGAATCAAGGAGTGGCAGCCGGAGTATTAGCGACCACCGCTTCGGCAAGTGCGTCTCCGTGGGCCTTCAGGTTGTCGGCGATGGCCTGGATCGCCACCGGGTCGTTCTTCGCGGCGGCGATCATCGCCGAGAGGCTGCCGAGCAGCTTCGCGGCTGCGTCCTCGGCGTCGGTGTTCTTCGTGGCTTGGTCGGCCAACTTCTGCAGATCGGGAGTCATGGGAGCAGTCCTCAGAGAAAAGTTCGGGCGATTCGGGGTCAAGGCTTCGGAGTCGCGGCAGCCGTCGCGGCAGCCGTTGCTGCCGCGAGCTTTTCTTGGCTATGCTTCAACTGACCGGTGATGACCTGGATGGCATCGCCGTCCGCTTGGCAGGATCGGGCCTCGATCAGTTGCAGTCTCAGATCAATGCACTCCAGTTGATGCGACAGGGACCGCACCGCGTGGAGCATCTGGCTTTCGAAGTCGTGCATCATCGTCTCCCTTTCACGGCCTGCCGATTCGGAAGCACCCGCTTGTCGAACCGCTTCCAATAGGGCTCAAGCGAAGGGGGTGGTTTCCGCTTCTTTTTCTTGGGCGTCTCGATCACTGGTCGGGATCATCCACACCCGGATGCTGCATGAGCACCCGCTCGGCTGCCGCGTGCAGTCGGCATAGGTTCGCGTTCGCTTGCTGGAGCCTGTTCAACATGGGATCGCCCTCCCCTAAAGCGCCAAGAGGAATCGAATCGCGAAGATCCCAACAACCACCGCCACGAGAACCCAAAGAACCCTCGGAAGCCAAGGCGGAATGGTGTACCCGAGGGCCTGCGTCCAGATCAGGTAAAACACGGCCACAACGCCACCGAAGATCAGGAGGCCGATGAGCCACTCCTCGATTCCCCATAGGGCGATGGGCGGCAAGGCGAATAAGGCGGTCACGGTTGCACCTTCCGGGGCGATTGGTGTTTCATCTCTCCGATCGCGGCGGCTCCGTGTCGCCGGGCTTGTGTTCGAGCTTCACCTGATCCCGGTCTCGCTGAGCGCTCTGCTCGTCGGCCTTGCCCTTCGCCTCACGAGCATCGCCCATCTTTTCCGTCAGGCCATTAACGTTGAGCCGCACTTCCTCGATCTGTTCAGCCAAGGAAGTCTGCCCTTTGGCCAAGTTCCCCATGTGGCTCGTACTGGTTGCGAGCGTCGTCTTCACTTCCTCCGCATGGCCCGCGACCAGTGAAGCGGCTTGCACGACCTTCTCGGCGACTACCGCGCCATCCGCTTTTGTCTCAGCCGCCGCATCCTTGACAGCGTTCTTCGTCCGCTGGTTCATCCACGCGAGCACAAGCGTCACCACCGCCGCGATGACCGCCTGCCACACAACATCGCTCACGGCGAACAGCATCTGAAAAATCCCCGCAATCCGTGGCGTGTTCCGAATCGTTTTTGCGATGTACCGGGTAGAGGCTACTCAGCGTTCCAGTAAGGCACACCGGAGCTCGCGTTAAACTTGAGGACACTGTTGACCGTGGGAGGAGCAATTTCTCTCCAGATGCCGTCTTCGCAGTAGCCCATCGTTCCGGAGGCTTTTCCGACACACCACTCGGTGCAGTCGCAAGGAACTGAAGTCGGTGGGCCAGGTGGCGCCGGGTCTCCGAGCAACTTGTTCAGCTGCTCACCGATGGAATCCAGAGTGTGCTTTGCCTTCTTCTTCACTGGAGCCTTCGCCATGACTATTCGCCCCCTGTGTGTCGCCGTTCTGTGCCTTGTACTGGGCTGTGGCCCGACTACCCAAACCCATCGACCCGCCAAGCAAGTCGGCTGGGTTTCACTCGTCCACGAGTACCGAGACAACCCGAAGAACGCCGACGCCGAGTATCTAGACCAGACCATCCAGATTTACTTGCCCGCACTGGCCTACCGCGTGGAACCAACCCACATCTCCGCCTACCACGGACTCGACAACACGCCGGGCGCTCTGCTCTTTGAATGCGAGGAACCGTTGCCCTCGAACAACAAAGCCGCCCTACTCGTTACTGGCCGTTGTTTGGGCTGCACTCGGGACGGCATCGAGAGGGCGAACAAAGTGGTTTTTTTCATTCGTATCGCGGACACGCACATCACGGTACTTGCTTCGCCGTGAGCAACTTCTCAATCCTTCCCATCGCGTCGGCGGTCAGCTTCATCTGATCGCCCGCCATTTTCATTTGCTCGAAAGCCGCCGCCAGCTTGCCCATCATGTCCCGGTTGTCGCGGCTGATCCCTTCCAGGCTGACCCGGTACACGTCGCGGTCGTTCTGCCTGTCTTGGCGGTCCTCGCGCCTCTGCTCGGCGGAAAGCTGCTCGGCACGAATCACATGGAGCCGGTACTCCTGCCGGTCTTCCTTGGCGTCTGCACGGAGCCACATGAAGGCCATTGACATCCCGATACAAATCAGCACCATCGCGGTTGTGTTCCCGTAGTCTCGCAGCACGCCTCGCAACCCCATCCCACCGTAGTTTGCGGTTTCTACCGCTGCTTCCACCGCCGCACCTGCTGCCGTTCCCATCGCTTGATGCAATTTCGTCCCGCTGAGAGGTTCACTCGACATCGCGGCTACTCCAGGGGCGAAAGCATCGGGCATCTCGTTGTCACTCCATTGAACAGGGATGCAAATCGCCTACCGAAGTACGTCCAAGATGCTGCCGTTGTATCACTTTTTGTTACCGATTGCAACGAAGTTCTACGCAATGTGAAGTCGTAAAAAAAGCCGAACCAATCGGCCCGGCGAAGGGAAGAGCAGGTCGTCTTAACTCGTCGGCACGACGTTGACCGTGAGTTGCCCCGCAGCGAGGGGCTTGACGCTGCCCACGTTCGTGCGCCTTAGTGCCCAGTACCATTCGCCACCGAGGTAAGGGGAACCCGTGAGGGTGTCAGTGTCGGCCTTGCTCAAGAGCATCGTGATCGTGACGGTGGAGATACTCGGGGTAAGAGCAAGGACGTGCGGTGCGCCCGGAGCCGTCGAAATATAAACGGCCAGCGAATACCCGCTCGCATCCACGGTCCCAACTAACGGCTTTTCGTTGTCGCCGTCGTTGTACGCTTCCCAGATTTGGGATAAGACTGGTTCAGCCATGATTTACGCATCCTCCCAAGAACCTTGCACCGTGGGATCAACCCAGAGCCCCGCTACTGTTGGATCGGACCACGTTCCAGCCACATCGGTATAGGGGTCGTTTGCTGATATTGTAAACGTCGCCGTCCCCGCACACACCGCCGCCGCCACAATCAGCGATCCACTTCCGCGCGAGATCGACGCCGCGAAGTGAGCCGACCCACTGAACGTCGCGTGTCCCGCCGTCAACACGGCCGAGCCGTGGTACACCGGTGCGGTGAATGACGCTGATCCGGACGCTGTTGCATGGCCGGCGGTCAAAGCCGCAGTGCCGTGGTAGGTTGGCGGTGTGAACGTCGCCGAGCCGCTCGCGGTCGCATGACCGGCCGTCAGGCTTCCCGATCCGCTGTAGACGGCCGTCGCGAAGATCGCGGTGCCGGCGAGCGTGGCGTGTGCTGCGGCCAGCGTTCCCGAGGCGTGATAGACCGGGGCCGTGAAGGTCGCCGAGGCAGACAGCGTTGCGTGTGCCGCTGCCAGGCTGCCGCTCGCGTGGTAGACGGGTGCCGTGAACGCGGCGGACGCCGCGAGGGTCGCATGTGCGGCAGTCAGGGTGCCGCTGGCGGTGTGCGTGCCGGGGGAGTAGGTTGCGGAGGCTGACAGCGTGGCGTGGGCGGCGGTGAGCGTGCCAGAGGCGGTGTAGGTTGCACCGCCACCACCGAATCCGTACTTCACGTTCAGATAGGCAATGACCGATGCGCGATCCGTCGAGCCGAGGGCCGAGTCGTAGACGATTACTTCGGCCACGTCACTGGGAGCGGCGTTATAACCAATTTCTGGCGATGTATTCCAGCCAACAGTGTTTGATCCCGTGCTGAACTGCACCCCATCATTGAGCCGTAGTTCCCAACCGCCCGCCTGCGTAATGACGCCGAATATGTGGAAGGCCGTTACTGGTGTAATTGGGGCTCCGCAGGACTTACGCGATGTGCTGCCCGTGCCGATATAAATGTTGCCGTCGCCGAACGGATAGAACTCAGTGTCTCCATCGTTGTCCCAGTTTTGAAATAACACTCCAGAACTGGCGGTTTGTTTCACAACAGCAAAAATCGTGGCCGCCGAAAGCCCCGACATCCAGTTCGTAAACGTCATCGTGTACGTGTTCGTGAAATCAAATCGAACGATTGGCTTGGAGTTGACTTGATTCGTTTTGAATAGCGGCCGAAATGCACCCGCTTGAACCGAGCCGTCGTTACCCTGGCCGGAAGCGTCGGGCCACGAACCGACGGGATCGTTGTCGGACAAACCCAAGGCGTCGGCGGCGAGCCACAGTTTGCAGCCTGAAATGTCAGTCGGCTGGAAGGGCACGGCTCACCTCACACAATGCCGTGCATCCCACACGCCTGATCGAGCGCCGCGCCGGCAGCATCCCCCTGACCAGATGCCTTGGTGAGAATGTTGAAAAGGGAGTCGATCTGTTGCCAGCTTGCCATCGCTGCCGCGTTCGCGTCGGCATAGTCGCCGGCGGTGAACTTACCGCGCGAGGCATACTGCGCGAAGTGAGCGGCCGTATCAGTGGTACCGTTGCATTCGGCGATTATCACTTTGCGAATGTGGTCGAGTTGCTCACGGGCCAGCCGAAGGGCGGACAACGCGCCGTAGACGGCGCGACCTTCGTCTGTCGTTCGGTCGAACGGGATAATTGCGGCGGCCATGGTGCCCTTTCGGTCATTCGTGAGAAAGGATCGTATCACCAACTCAACCGGCTCATCCACTAGTCGCGGTCCACCTGCATCGCTACACCTTGTCGGTTGTAAGAGGTTCGCGATCAAGATTAAGTTCCCTGACAACCCACAATAAATGGAACGCCATGTTCCGCAACTCGGCATCCTTCACGGGATCAATCGCGTCGAACAGCCCCGGCTTGCCCTCCTTCTCGCCGCCCAGTGCGTCCAGTTCATGCCCCCAAGGGATGTGCTGATCGAGTGCCGCGACGTGCTCCGGTTGCATCTTCACGACGATGCCCGCGCCGCTGGGGTGAGCCGCCGTGTGCGTGCCGACCGGCTCCGGCAACGCCCACCACTTCTCGCAGCACGTCAGCAGTAGGCCGCAGGCGTCCTTGACCGGGGACGACGGTAAGGCGGCGATGCGGGCCTTGTAGGCCGCGATTGTCTCGTCGCTGAGCGGGGGGGCGAAACTGCCCCCGATGGTAGACTTGGACATCGAAAACCCCTTAGCTGATCGGTTCTGTGACGGTGAGCGAACTTATGGCGATAGTTCCGCCACTGACAATTACGTTATTATCAAACACCAAATCAGTTCCGCTTGTGCCGCTATTGCCCTGCGCCAACGCCGCTGTATCGCCGCCGGCCCCGGTGTAGATGCGAAAGTAGCCCGCCGTCCCCGAGGCGTCGGCGTTGGTGTCGCTGCTGATGGCGCTCGCCGTGGCGGTGCCCGAAGAAGAGGAACCGAAGGCCGGATTTGAGAACAGGTTGGTGCCGAGGAGCGTGCCAGAACTGGCGTCGGACACATTGGTAGGTTGCGCCCCGGTGCGGTGCTCCAGGCGACCCGGAGGCGTGCCGCCGTCGATGGCGTCCACGATGCCGTCGCAGGCACCATTCCGCATCGTGGTACCGAGCTTGAAGAGTAGGGCCATTTGGCATCTCGCAAGAGTCTTCTTGTGCTGCCGTCCGTTTTATCACATTTTAGGACCGAGTTCAAAGGAGTTTTACGCGAGATGTGCTGCGTCGTATTCCCAGATTTCGCACCAGCGATCATGGATTCCCCCCGACACCAGCCACTTGCCGCCTTCGAGGATGGCCCCACATACGAACCAGTTGGCAACCAGCCAGTTCCCCCGCGTTGCTCGATCCCCCCACGCAATCGGGTCAGGAGTTTGAGAGATGACCTTGAAAGGAGGCTTCGCTTCGAAGCGGTAGACCCCGCAGTTGTACGTCGTCAGGCCAGCGATCTTGCGTTTGCCGTGGAAGAAGGAGACATATTCGTCATCAACTCTGAACGGGGCCGCACCGCCACAGAGCCTTCCACCGCTCCAGGGGAATAGGTTCTCGCTTTGGTGGGCATCCATAGCCGCCCCGGTTCGCGCATCTACCTTGAGAATCCAGTGTGGCGAGATTGTGTTTACCGCGAACAGCTCCCCGTCATGGGAGAAGAAGTTGACGTTCTTTTGCCAGAGGTCGCGCCGTGGATAATCGAGAAGGATCACGCGATCAACGGACAGATCATCGCGGAGCAGGGCGAAGAATTGCGAGCACGGGCCGGCTGAACCTTCGACACCTGAGAAGGCGACGTAGAGACGGTCTAGGTGCGTAAAGAACCGGGGATCTTCGCGCCCGTGCTTGGCTTTCGAATGCGGCAGGTCGAGTTTCTGAGACGGGCCGGGGAGATAGTCTGGCCCATGCAGTTCGCAGACGTGAATCTCGGCATCAGTCCACCCGACCCGGTAGGCCATCAGGAGGCGGCCGTGCCATCGAATGATCGAGGCGTTGGAATGGCGGTTAGATTTGTGTGCGGCGAGTCTTTGGGAATCAATCCTCATCTTCCTCAAGGGTGCTGGAAAGTCCTTGGGGGGAAGGGCGACCACCTCCGAGGTCGCGGGCAGACGAATGGGCTCTGCTCTACTCGTGCAGTCTCGGCAGCAGGGTATTCCGCCTTCTTTGGCTGGCAGTGTCGCCGTGCATTTGCCGAACTCGCTGCACGCCAGCACCGGCAGCATGATGCCATCGGCACACTTCCCGCATTTCACCCGATCGCCAGTGGGAGGGCCACGGTGGATGCAGGGATAGGTTGGCAACGGAGTCGCCACTCTTACCTTCCTTAGCCTCGCCTCCATCACCACGCCATCGCCGCCCCACGCCTTATTCATGGACTCATTCGTCGCCGCGTGAAAGCACTGGACGCACGAGTACGCGACGACGGTATCGCGCACAACGGTCACGCCTGGCGATTCGCACTTACAAGGCTGGTGGGGCAACCTCATGACACGGTGATCCCCGAAGTGCCGACGGGGAAGCTGGTCGTTGGGAAGGCCAGGGCCAGCGGGCCGCATGAATGGGAAGAGGCGTTCTCTTGCCCGGTGATGACAGACGACTCAACGCGGTCCAGCGTCCAGCCGTTTATGGCCGAGCAAGTCAAGGAATAGAAAACCGTGCCGCTGATGGTAAAAGTTGCGAACGCACTGCCCGTGCAGAAATAGGGGAAGTTGCTGACGTAGGAGCCCGCGTCCACCCCCCCGACAATCACCAGAGTCAAGGAAATCCCACACGAGTCGGGGCAGCACTCAGCAGGCAGGCCACCACTACAAACCGCTTCGCACGCCGCGAGGCTCGCGTAGGGACCGCTGCCGTCTCCAGGGTCTACGCAGTTATTTGAGAAATCGCACTTCCAAGTGGGAGTAACTCCGCAAGCGATTTCGCAATCGAGAAGCGTTGGATAGGCTCCCGTTCCGTCGCCAGGATCGACACACGCCCCGGTATCGCAGTTCCATGATGGATCAGGCGGTTGAGGGACATCGCACCCATCCGCTGCATCTGCCACTGTAAATGAGTACGGGAGCGGATCGGTTGTTATGCAAGGACAAAAATCTTCGCCGTGGAGAGTGAACCCTGTAGTTCCCGATCCGGAAATCGGAAGAGGAGTATCGCAATCGGTAGCGGCAGACCCACCGAACTCACAATCTGTACCGAAAAATACCACTGTCCAACTAATACCTGCTTCGCCGACACATACAAAAGACAACAAGATGCTATAAGGACCACCGAATCCAGGGGTGGAACCGATCCAACCTCCCTGACTGGCATTCCAAACCAGAACAGCAGTAAAGGTAATCGGTCCAGGAGGAGTGTCGCTGCATTCCAAGGTGTAATTCAAGCATAGTCTCTTCGGGAAGGTTAAACCTGGACAACAAGAATTAGGAATTGTGCAAGCAACCGGATCGCAAGTAGCCCGCATCTTAAACATCCCGTCAGCACAAGCCCCTCCCGAGGTTCCGACGCAAAGAATCGCCCCGCCCCCTGTAAATTCCGAGAAGCTACTCCCACATCCAGACCACGCAAGGCAGACGGTCGTAAGGCCAGACCCGGAGCCAGTTGAGAGCTGCAGGCGCGGAAGTTGATGATCGCAGTCAGGCAGGAAGAACGACACATCCCAGTCGATGCCACCGAGGGTTAGTTGGCTATCACCGATCCACTCCGTGTCTGAGGATGAGACCAGCACAAGCGTCTGGCTCGTGTCGATACCCGAGCACCGCCCTGTAGCCGCCCCGGTAAAGCTCAGCGTCAGGCAGTCGGTATCGGGGTTGAGCCACGCGAGGGCGGAACAGTCGGAGCCGAGAGACGTTCCACCCGTCACCGCCGTCTCGTAGACGGTTTGGCCCGTGACGGCACCCTTCATCCGAATCCAGACGTAGGACGGAATTTCCAGCACTGCGTCGTTCGCGTCGATCAGGCAGTTGGAGAAGGAAGTTGCCGAAACGTAAGCAGCGGCGCGAGGTGGCGTGGCGTCTTGGGATTGCCCAGTGAGCGGATCGAATCCCTGCTCCGTCCAGTCGTACACCGGACGCCCAGATAACGCCCCCGAGGCCGGGGTATTCACCGCTGTGACCTTCGCGAGCAGGATGCCCCGATAGTTCTGCGCGGCGTCAGGGGTCGAGTTGATCCCAGGCATATGGGATAGAATAACGAAGTTTCACACGGTATGGCAGGGTAAAACCGCCAGAGCGCACGAGGCCTTCCCCGTCATCATCAAGTAAGAAGTAAGACAGGAAGAACCAATCAGACTGCTCCGTCTTGTCGTCAGTGTCTTTGAGCAGTTCGCGCCCGTCGCCGCAAACCCCGTACCCTCAGTTTTCGAGACGAGAAGCCAAAGCTCTCGTTGCTCGGATGAACCGTGTCCCGGATATAGGCCTCAAAACATTGCCGGGAAACTGCCGTGGTCATCAGCCATCGGCAGACTGAGGTTGGTTGCTCGTTTGCACCGAGGCGAGCTTTTAAGCCCCGGCCACCGTGCGGACGAGCGTTTAGGCTGTTCAGCATCGCGCCCTCCGCGCGACTACCGCTTTTGATCGGGAGCGTTCGTCGGACCCACGAACCCGCGACGGGTGGACTTTTTTTCTTGAAATGCGATTCGGGCGTGATAACATGCCGTTGTCGCTTCAAAAGCACAAGCCGCCGCGAGCTACCCGTCGAATAGGTCTCGCGGCGGTTCTGTTTTCCCACTTCGGAAGCACCGCGTCAAACAAAATCTGACGATCTCCGCAAGAAGTTGAACAAATCGGCGAATCCCTTGCATTCCTCTCGCGGGAGCTCGAAGATGCCCCCCGAGGAGGACCGCCATGTCCGACGGTGACGATATGATCGAAGCGATGCAGCAACGACGGCAGGCGAAGGCGGCGAAAGCCTCCCAAAAACGAGCCGTGATCCTCGTTGGCGTAGCTCTTTTGGTTCTGGTCGGCGGAATGATCGCGGTGGCAGTGTTGCTGGCGAGGAAGCCAATTCTAACCAACCGGCCCGACGTGACGATGCAGGCCGAAGAGATCATGGTTCAAATTGCCGAGAACCCCGCTAGTACCACAAAGTACCAGGGGAAGATTGTTCGACTTACCGGCACCCTTAATGAAGTCACATCAAATATCCAGGGGCAGTGTTTTCTCACATTCAGAGGAAACGGCCGATCCCCTCGTTGCGCTTTCAATGATCCGTCTGTGCTCGCAAAGCTGAAGCGAGGGGATCTTATCACCGTCCAAGGAATGCTCGTTACCGACGGCGGAATGGTCGATCTATCTTCGTGCTCCCTCATCTCGCCCTAGTTATCCCCTGCCGTCGTCGGACCGCCAGCCACATCGGGATCTGAAAAGAGCGCTTCCAGTGGGAAGCTCAACCAAGCTGGAGCTGTTTGAACCGTCTGTGGTGGGGTCGTCACGCTCCTCACGGCATAGTAGAAATTATTATCAGCAAGGTTAGGAAGCAAATTATGACCAGCCGCAACATAGTTCTTGTTAGTGATCGTCGCGCCGAGCGAACCGGACTGGTAGCGATTAGTCAGCAGGAAGTTTAGTTCAATGTCACAAAGCCTCGCATAGTTGATCGAGGAAGCGAAGTTGGGATCTCCGGTCGGCAACGACTGGATGTCGTTCGTTGGCGGAGTGTATTTAGTGACGTTGTACCCGAGGTATAGTAGGCTCCCGGCAGGCCAGTTCCACCATGCGTTCTGATTGATTCGGCCGCGCCAGTTTCGATTCGGACCACCAGCAATGTAGCTGTTTGTGCTGGTGATATAGCGCCACGGCACCTGAAACCAACGAACCTTAAGAATCTGATCGGGAAGCCACATCCAAGGCGGACTCGTGAACGGAACGAAGCCGTCGGTATTACCCGAGATGACAAGATTCAGCTGACCAGTCTGTCCCTGGATCGTGTTCTCTTGCGGGAAGAAGTCGTAATCGACGTATCGCACCCACTCTGGCGAATAGGTGAAGTTGTTCTGCGACCCGTTTTTCGTGAACCATTGACCGTTCAGTGCCGGCGAGAATGACCCGTCTTGCAAAATCGGGTACGGCCGCGAAGTGAACTCAACCCCGACTTCATAGGCATTTTCTCCGAGATATACCTCGTAGTCCGCGATTGGGCGATACCCTATAGATGGGTTCGATGGGGCTGATCCAGTTTGTCGAATCGCCCGCGACACCCCTTGCCCCACAAAGCTGGCGATCTTGCTTGCGTACATGTAGGGAAATTTCGGGTGCGTTGTCGGAATCAGCCGACTCATCGACTGGTTAGCGGGAGACTGACCGGGCTTGTTGGTGGCGAATGGGTAGGTATAGCCGAGGATGTCTTGGACCGCGTACTGAACTGTAGAGCTGTCAACCGTGTTCAAATAGTAGTACGCCTTAGCCGATCCCCCCGTCATATCAAACGAGAAGTTCGTAACCGCATTATCATCATGCTTTTCGTTGTAAACGAAATTCGGCATGGACGCATTCCCACTTAGTTACCGATGATTCCGCCGAGCACGCGTCCCGGCATTCCGCCAATGTCCCAGATGCTGGGGGCGGGGCCCGGCTTGTCGGGCAATCCGCCTCGTCCCGCGCCACCCACCCCCGGAGCAGCCGCCGCATTTCCGCCGCCGACTCCAGGAACCATCCTTCGAACCGCATCGCGAATCTCAAGCATGATGTCTTTGATGCTCACCCCATTCTTCGCTGCATCCTTCATGGCCTCCAATGTCTTCGCCCAGAACTCCTGCTGGTTCTTCACGCCGCCTTGACCAGCGGCCCCGCCCGCCGTCGCTGCCGCGAGAGCGAGATCCTTCGACAACTGTTCAAGGTTTTTGATCTGAGGCGTCTGCGCCGCCGTATCACCTTTGGCGTTTGCCCTCTTGTCGATGGAGTCAATCAGGGCCGCGACGACATCATCAAGTCCCGCCAACTTCGCAAGCATGACCGCAAAGACGTACATATTTCGAATGACGTACTGAATGGCGCGAGTAAGGGCGTCCATAATCCCTTGAACGGGGAAAACGCTGGAGATCAGCGCCACGATAGAATCGACTACCGAGTTCACCACCACTTCGAAGATGTTGAACGCTTCGTCAAGGATCTGGAAGGTTTGATTCAGCGCTTCGAGGACTTTGTTCAAGACGCGAACTATAATGCCCAGCCCAGACAGTTCGAAAAATAGTCTTGAAAGCAGTATCAAGCCGCGTGTAATGAGCGTCGTTGCATTGAACAACCCAATGAGCGTATTCACGATCACCAACACAACATCGCTCATCGGCTTCAATGCCGACGCCAAGGAAGTCAACAGGTTCCCCACTTGCCGAAGCACACCGAGAAGAAGATTCGCGAAGATGTCCGACAACTGCTGGATCAGCGGAAGCAGGTTGGCAATAATCGGCTTGAGGATGGCCGCGTATTGCCGAGTCACTTCCGTCAGGTCTTGGAAGAGTGGAACAAACGCCCGTCCGATGGTTGCCCCGAGGTTATCGAGAGCCTGCTGAAAGATCAAAATCACAGCGGGGTTGAAAAGCCGTACAAGCCCCTCCAGCTTGTGAAACTCCCTTTCTAAAACGCCCGTAGCTACAACAAGGATTCCCAAAGCCGCCGCCGCGACTGCCCCAATAGCTGCTAATCTCCCCAAGGCACCAACGCCACCACCAGCGGCCGCCGGAGTAGATTCAGCAACCTCAGCGGTGGGATGAACTTCCTGAGCCATGCGAAACATGGCCGCGATGAGCCGGTCAATCTCGTTTACCAAACGGTTCGTTGCCGTTAGTTGACGGTTGAGCGCCTCCACGAGTTGAGAGGTCGTCTTGTCCTTTTGCGTATCGACTACCGTATCATCGGTGGCAGCGAGAAGTGAAAGCTGACTGATCGCGGCGATCAGCGGGTTGAATGAGCTGATGAACTTGTCGAGTATAGCCCCGAGATTCCCGATGATGCCCGGCAGTTCCCCAAGATGGCCTAGGACTTGCTCAAGAACAGTGTCTAAGTCAGGTGGATTTGTCGTGCTCTTTGCCATGATATTTGTCAGCGATCTCCTGCCGCAATCGCTGGTACTCCTCGTCCGTCATGGCGCAACCTGGGAAGTTCTTGAGGAAGGCTAGGTTCTGGTATTCGCTTTCCTCCGTCGCCGAGCCTTCAGGAGATTCAACCGCTGGCATCGGAATCTCAATCGTTCCGTCCTTCGCCCGCTTGTGGAAGTAGACTTCGTGGAACTGTCTGTCTGTCAATTCCAGAATCTTGTCCTGAGTCAACCGGAACCGATCCGCCAGTAGCGCAATCCTTGCCGTCGTGATGCCTTCAACTAGGCCGACGACTGCGGGCTCTCGCCCGGTTGGACTTTTGGGGCGTTTGGGGTCTCCTCAAACTTCACGCCGGGGAACGATTCCTTCATCACCACCCGGAAGACGGTCAGAACTTCCGATTCGTTGCTTAGCAGGGCTTGGAGCACCTCTTGAGCATCGCACCCCATGAGGAGCGAAAGGATCAGGACGGCCCCTTGTGGCGACTGAATGGCCTTCTTGCCGCGTGAGCCCTCCATCGCAAAATCACCGTCCTCGTAGGCCTTCGCAAGCTTCTCCATGAGGCTGAGGTATTGGTCGGGGTCCAGGTCCTCGCGGAGTGCCTTGCACCCTTCTCGCGCTTTCTGAAACAGCGCCTTCTCGAAAGCAATCTTCACGGCTTGAGTGACGAGCCCGACGGAGTATGTCTTGCCGTTGGCCGAGATCGTATGTTTCGGGGCCGCCCCACCAAGAGCGTTACTCAGTTCCGACATGAAGCCTCAGAAATCTTAGGTGATAGCAGCCGTGAAGGAACCGGACGATTGGGCAGTCACCGACACACGGGCCGCGTCCTCGATGTCCTGCGTTGGATCGATGGACTCCACAATCGCCGATAGGGTCAACGTGATGGCACTCGAAAACTTGCACACGAACACATAGGTAGCCCCCGCCGTCAGAGGCATGTTCCCACCGTCATATGGACCATCGAGGGTCAACGTTGCGGACAGCAAGCCGGTTACAAGCTGCTGGTAGACGCTCGTGAAGTTGTTGACCTTGGGCAAGCCAGACTTGAAACTCAGCTTCCACTTGCCGAATGCGTAGGTCACACCGCCAACGGTTGTACTTCCGGCGATCCCGCTGATCGGATTGAACGGCATGGCGTTGCTCCTTCAATTAGGCGTGGACAACGCCAGTCGCTTGCTTCGTAACAACGATGATCGCGGCGGTCGTCGCGTAGCCGACAATCGAAAGGTAGTTGGTGCTCGCGATGTCCGCCACGGGGCAAATGCCCCCGGCGGTTGCACTCACTATGTAAACGGTCCCCGCAACGACGGTGCCCCCAATTGTGAGGGTGCCTCCAATTTGAACCACGACATTCTGACCGGCCGATGAACCAGTTGTGGCAATTCCGGCAATGGCAGCTTCAGCCGCCGTGCCGTCCATCTGAGACTTCCAATATCGACCGTCGGAAGACTTCAAATAGACGGCCATGCCCGCTGTAATGGTTTCCCCAGAAATTCCATTCAGAGGCTGAGCATCTGCTCCCGGAACAACATTCGCTGGGGTAATACTTACATCCGCCATCTCGAAGCCTCCCTAAAATCCTTCACCGACTAGAGCAACCTGCGTTTTGAACTTTTGACGGAGCTTGTGGACCCGTTGGTCCAAGTAATCGAAACCCGCGTAGCTGTGCTGATCCGTCGTTGGCACGGCAGACATCCACTGATAGGGCGTCGTCAACGTCAGCGTCGCAAAGGCCAATCCGTTCCTTGCGTTCGGCTTAAGCCCATTCCAGAGAATCGCGCCCATCGCCGTGTCGCAATCCCCGAGCGACACATAGTAGACTTCCAAAGCGAATGCACCGTTCAGTATCGCGTTCTGGCCCGGCGTTCCGCTGTCAGTTCCAAACGTCCATTTGGACGTCCCCCCAAGATCCTCAATGATCGTGTAAGGCACTCGCTGTTGGCTCCCCGTTGCTCCCTCCTGCGGTGCCTCATCCAACCAAATCGGCGGCCTCGATGTACTCAGCCCGCCAGGGAACAATGTCGCCGTGAGCGTCTCGTACTTCGCAACGATGGCCGCGATCACGCTCCCCGATGGCACAGTCGGCCTCCACTCAAAGCAACTGGCTCACGTCCAAATAGGTCAACGCTGGTATCGTCCCCATGGCGCTCACCCGCCCGCTTCGAATCCCCTCGATCTTGAAGCTCGCCCCGGTGTCGTCGGCGACTACCTTCCACCCGTTTTGTGGAGTGGCTGTCAAGGCACTGGACAAGATCCCGATCGTGTGCGTTACAGCTATCTGCATCTGCGCGAACAGCAGCCGCGTGTTAGCGCTAGCTGTGTTAATCAGGCACGGGCAGGCGGCCTGCTCTAGATGGTACGTCGTCTTCGTTCCCGCCCCGGCATCCTTCGCGTTCGTGCTGCTGTAGAGGCTGATCGCGTGTGGGGGGTCGTCGTACAGCATCGCACATTACTCACGGCCGAATGCCCGTTGGGACTATCGGCTCCCGATAAGCAGCCAGCAGCTGCCTCGTCGTCCCAAGGCCCGGCATCTGCAGCGCCCCGTAGGCTTCCACTTGCATGGCATCAAGCGAATAGGAGTCACCGTTCCATGATTCCGAATTCACCACCATGCCACCGAGTTTCGCATTCCGTCGCAACCACGCCGCAAGTTCAATGACCGCCATTTGCAAGTCGGCCGGGATCGCCGCGTAACCGTTGGTATAAGTCACCTTCACGCATCCCGGAATTCTCGGCCAGTACGCAGGCGTCACACCCCAGTTTCGCAAGCCACCCCAGTAAAGAGTCGGGCCTTGTGGCGATCCTCCCGGAGGCATCGCCCACCACCACCCATTGGTCAATGGCTGGCGCATCCGAAGAATACCGCAGGCATAATCGACTAGGTAGTTAGTCCCTAGTGTCAGGACTGTATCAGTCCCAAAGGTATCGGGAATCTGACCCCATCCACCCGCGCCATCGACCCGGATTTCACTGACACTCAAAGACACCGGCAAGCCCGGCATCACGATTTCATTAACCCCAGAACCATCTAGGTACTTAACCGTCCCTGTCACTAGCTCGGGGTTCCACCGCAGGTATTTCTTGACTGCGGCATCGGCAGCGGAGACAAACATCTGGTCCGCGCCCGATCCCAAGCTGCCAACACCGACTGCCGCCTGGAATGTCGGGAGTTGAACGAGGGCCATGAATAATCAGCCCTCCCCACTTAGGCAGCCACGGCTTTCAGAACCGCGAAATTGAACACGGGGGTTTCCGTGGTCGTGCCGCCCGTGGTGAACGAGGTAATCTTGAATGAGCCGGCGGCGACGGCCGTCACGAATATCTCGTAAAGATCTGTGCCGGATTTTTGGCTCACAATCACAGTGTCCGTTGCCGCGACGGTGGAGTTCGTGACGGTAAACGATGCTGGTGTGGCCGAGCCCGCTGCGGAAATGAGCGTGATCGCCCCGCATACGTCGTTGAGCGTAACGCCCGTGGTTCGATTGGTGCCTTGCGTGACGGCACCACCAGCCCCAGTCGCGTAGCCGACGCCGCCCGTGGCGCTCGAACTCGTGACCGCTCCACTCGCGGCCACGCTCGTCGGTGTGGCGCTAACAGATGCACCATTCAGCGGTGCAATCGGGGCGGTCGTCCAGACGCCGGTTTTCACGGTCATCGGGCACGAGCCAGAGGAAAAGGCAGTCGCCAGGAACCGTACCGCCGTCATGCCTTCGATGTTGAAAATCCGCCCGTACTTCGGCGTGGACGTGCTGATCGTGATTGTCGTGCCTGCGGTGATGATCGCGCCCGTGGAATCGTAGCTGGCACAATCAATCCACGAGGTTCCATCTGGGGATACCTGAGTCTTGCCGGTGATGCCGACGTAGGTTCCAGCACCGGCAAACCAGACGGCTTCGGTGTCCGTCACGGCCAATGTCGTCGGGCACGAAGTGCTCGTCGTCGTAATGCTCGTCGTCGTGCTGCTGCCTTGTGCCATGATCGAGGGCTCCGAGAAGAAGAAGACGAAGAGCGCGAAGTGTCGCGCTTGTTTACTGACTGATGTACTTCAATTGTTCCATCACGTTGGCGCTGTAGTATCCGCCCGTACCGGGGCTGCCGGTCACAGTGCTGACCACACGCACATATCGCAGCGTCCGCTGAAACGAGACGTATTGCACGGAGCCTGCGGTCGTGGTGGAACTCAGCACGATCGCCGAGTCATCGGGGATCGTTATTGTTGAGAAAGTCGAGTTGTCCGCCGACTCCTGCACACTGATCGTGTGCGTGCCGTCCGTGATGGCACCGGCGGTGACTTCGACGGAGCAGAGCCCATCGCCGTTCAAAAGGTCAACGCCCGTCCCGGTCTGGGTGGTCGTGATAATCACTGCGGGATTGATGCTCGCCGCAACGACGAGATTCGTTTTCGGGTCATGAAAGAACATCGACATTAGCAGGCTCCGAAAGAGTGATCGAGTGTATGGCCTTTTCTCACGCGATGGTGATTGCGTCGGCGAAGGCGAACGATGCCGCGTGCCGAGGGCCGGCGTCGATGAACTGGAAGCAGTAGATTTCCGTAGTCATCGTGCTCATGAGCGAGTACGGGTTCACCATGAATTCCATCACACCCAATCGGCCCACCAGCCAGTCGGGGAAATACCCAAGAATGACGTAGGTCTGAGCTCCCGATCCCCGCGTCGCCGAGACCTGGCTCGACCACACAACCTTGCTGCCGTCGAGCGTTCCGGCAGCAGACAGGCCACCGTCCGAAATGTCGCGTGAGAATCCGTTGAATACGAACGCGCCAGCCTGATCGCCTGGGATCGGACCGTCCGCGCGACGATTCCGGAGCTTCGCCCACATATTCTTCCGCATGACGAATGCGTTGGGAGTCACTTCGTCGGGCAGAATCGCCCACATGCCAGCCACGTCTTGCGGCGAGAACGTACTGCCAGCACCTGTCACGCTGTACGCCAGCAACTTATCCACGTTCTGCGTCCAGACCGTGGCGGTCGGGTAAGTGATGAGCCCCTTGATCTGCGTTCCGCCCGTGCCCTGGAGTTGGGCCAGGTCGGCCAGCAACGCCCCTTGTCGCGCCATGTCCATACGGACCATGCCATCGACGTTGGAGTCCGAGAACCGCATGAGTTCCACAGTCAGCGGAACTCGCAGAGCCGCCTTCTTCGCCGAGAGGCTAAGGCTCCCAGTAACTTCCTGACTGGCGGTCACGCTTGCCGTCTCACCGACCCAGTAGGCCGTTGCCCCGCCGGTCAGTTTCGGATACTGCATCATCCCATTGGGCGGCAGCGTCACGTTCGTTGCGCCTACGCTGCTGAAAACCTCGAGGTTGCGCTGGAGGTCGATCAAATCACCGAGCGTCGGCGGCGCGACCGTGCTTCCACCCGTGAGGTCGGAAAGTGTGTTCAGGCTCTTCGTCGCGAGGTTCGACAGATCCCCGTTGCCGTTCGCGTGATGTCGCAGTTCGTCGGGATCAAGACCCTTGACCGTGAGAATCCGCTGGTTGATCTCCTTCCGGAGCATGTCCGCGCCGGGGATGTCGAAGCCCTTCGGCGTGTGCGTCGGGAGGAAGCCGCACGAAGCGGGCACAAGAAGCCGCCCGATCGGTCGGTTTTCGAACGGGTAGAACGCGCCGTAAATATCGCCGATCTTCTTGGAGAGTTGAACTGCCTCGCGAACATCCGGGTCCGTTTCGTCAATTTGGCCCGCACAGTACGCGATTGCCTTTTGCACACTCACGCCGGCCGAGGAATCCGACAGCCGACCCTCGCGAACGGTGGGAGCGTTGTTGATGAGTTTCGCGATGGTGCCCGCGCCCTTGGTGCGCGCCCCAGTGACGGGCTTGGTGGTCAGGGCTTGCGCGGCGGCGATTGCTTCCTTCAGCTTCGACATGGGCACGGCTCTCCGGTGATGTCACCAGGGGGCCGTGCTAGCTGCTTTCGCAGGGCTTCGGATGCCGCAGGGGAACTGTTTGTCGTCTAGCGGCTTCCCCGCCCGCAAGCGGGTAGAGTCGCCAGTGTCAATCCGTATGAAACAAGTGGCCCGGTCATAGTCACGATACTAGGCGGCGATTCAGTGCAGTAGCCTCGTCGTTCGTCGGCAAGGAATCCTAGATCGCCTTCCTTGATTTCCTTCCACCACCTGCATTCGCTGCACGTCGAAGGACGCGAACCAGCATCGTGATCCGTTTTCGCCGCCACCTGCTGCGGTCGATTGCCTTTACTCACGGTCTTACCTTCACGAGCTCGGTAACAACCTTCGGCGGCCCGTTGGGTGTCCCTTCCCGAACGTTCACAATCACGCTCACGGTGCCTGTGCTCCCATCCTTCGCCGAGAGGATCGCGGCATCGAGGGCTTTGTGAGCCAGGGCAACAGAGTCGGGCTTCGTGTCACTCATCGGGCGGCAATGACCTCCGCGACTTCTTCCACGGTCGGTCGGTCAGCGAGTGCCGCTTCGAGTTGATCGATTCGCGCCTGTTGAGCGACGATCTGCGAAGACAGGCTCTCCTGCTGATCGGCGTAGCCCTTCATCACCAACTCAGCCTCTTCCTTCGCGACCTCGCGGAAAGCCTTCTCGACTTCCTCCGGCTCGTCCCGCTTTTCTGATTCCGATTCGTCGCCCTCATCGTCCCCGCTCTCCAAACCCTTGTACTTCATGTGGTCGGAGTGGGCCGTCTTGATGCACTTCATGCACTTCTTGTGCTCTTCCGGATCGTCCGTCTCGAACATCTTCGCAAGATAGCCCTTGGCGAGTTCGTGGAACATGACGCCGGAGGAATCGTCCGTGTCCTTCGACTTGCTGGATTCTTCGGCCTTTGTGCTGAGCGCCACGGCTACGGCCGCCACGTCAACGTTGGCCGGAATGACAGCAGTCGTCGCATTGTTCGCGATGTCGCTTGGTTTGCTCACTGGTCCGGCTCCCGTGGGTGCGGATATAGTAACATCCCTAAATGCCTGCTCTGGGAAAAACGGCTTGAGAGATTTGGTCACAAGATTGGAAACGCCCCTCTGCATCAGACCCGCCGCCGCTGGCATATTGATCCAGGCGAGAGCCAGAGCGCCAGGACAAGCCGGCACGGGGATGGCCGATGTTTCCCGTAGCTCCCCGCCCGTGACGAGCTTGAGTTGCTTGCGGATGCCCCAGGCCGAGTGGGCCTTGTCCGCTGGAATCGTCCGGTAGCCATCTTTGATGAAACCAACCGAAGCACCGCGAAGAACGCCTTGTCGATACAAGGACTCAATCTCTCTCGCTTGGGGCGTATCGGCGAAATACCACTCTTGGACCATCCGTGGCATCCCGCCGTTGTCTTCCACCCAACAGGTAAAGTTCCCCGCCGGGTCTTCGCATTTCGCAACGGGGAACTGCTTCTGATCGTGAGCCCAGAGGACAATGGGGTTCTTGCGATAAGCATCCAAGCGAAGAGTTGATGGGTCAACTACTTCGCCGTCAGAGTCAGGTTCCGCGATGCTCGCGACGATACGCAGACACCCCTTCACCTCGTCGTAGGCAGCTTCGCTGGTCGCGAGCTTTAGTGAGAGCGGAGCGGACATGACTCAGGAACCCTCCACAATAGCAGGCGAGGTGATCTCCGCTTCGCACCACAGCGCTTCAAGATTCTCTGGAATAGTGGCAATGGTCAGCACGTTGAACGGGCGGCTGTGCAGGTCGGTTACTTTAACGTAATCTGTCCCCACGAGGATCGTGCCGCTGAGTTTGTTCTCTGCGAAATACTTCTCAATTGCACAGCAAAGCTCGTATGCTCCGACCATGTTCAATGACTCCCATTACGCGATGCGGCCAGTCGATGCCGCGTCGTCATTGCCCCGCCGTGAGTAGCCTCAGAATTCGGATTGCCCTGCGATCCATGAGCGTTGTAGGAATTCTCGTAGTCTAGCAGAGCCCCGAAGTCGAACGGGTCGAGGTGCTCATAACGCGATTCACTATTGAGGCGCTCCATCTCATTCTTCGCATGGCGCAGTAAGGATTCCGCCATCATCTCGCGTTTCTTGGCCTGTATCTTCTGGCCGTCTTCGTGTGTGGTAAACGACGCGGCGAGCTTGAGCCGAACCGAACGCAGCTCCTGCACCGTTAGGTGTGGTAGATGGTCAGCCAGTTCTGAAAAGTGGCTCGCCGGCACTGCCTCGCCACCACGACGCGCCGAACTGATTTCATTCGAAAGCGACTGAACTTTCTTAAGCCTCTCGCTGCGATCCACCCGCTTGCGCTCGGCCTCTTCCTTGGCCTCACCGCGTTTAGTTCGCCCGGTATCCGTCTCGCCGCCAAGAGCCGCATCGATCTTCGGCCTTTCGTGGATCTTCTCTTTCGACAACCAGCGCCCGGCGTCGTCGCGCGGATGTTTAGCTGCGTCCCAGGACTTCGTTGCCAACGCCTCCGGATGCTCCAGCAAATACCGCAGGAACTCAGCAACCTCAGAGGCGTGCCCATTATCCGGATCGTGGTTCTTCGCTTCGATCAGGGCGTCAGCGTAGGCGAGTAGGACAACCTCGTTGTGTGCAACCGATTCCTCACCCTCATCCTCGCTCTTCATCCCCTTGAGTGAAACATCTGGCTCCGTATCGCCACCCATGTTGTCGAATGGTGCTGTGAGGCTAACCCCGTCTGGTCCAACTGCTCCCGCTGGCGCTTCCCCAGGATTCACGAGCCCACCGGCAACCAGCGGCCGGTCGTAAATCTCTTCTTCGAATGGTTCCAGTTGCAAAACATGGGTCCGATAATCATTCGGGGCAACGGCGTTGAGAACTCCGCCGATCTGGTAGTCCTGTCGCTGGGCATCGGGATCAATCGGCGTGTCGTCTTCGAAGAAGATTTTCGCATTCGAATCGAAGAGTTTAGCCAACTTCTCCGTCAGCACCGCAGCCCGTCGCCTTCTTCTGGGATCAATGGTAGCGATCCCGACATTTGCCATTGCCGCGATTGCAGCGGCCCGCGTCGTCACGCTCCCGAAACCCATCACGACTTCATCGAGCCCCCACTGGCCCATGATCCACTTGCGGGCCATGTCCACAGAGGACATGAATGCCAGCTCGTGATCGCCAGGCGGAGGAACCCACTGCAAGCCGCCTTCGAGGATGAGTGGCCGTCCGAAGTTGCCCACGCCGGCGTACTTGGTGAGGAAGCGGCTTTCGATCCGGTTGATCTGGGCATCATCGAGCGGAGCCGTGGCGACTGAGCTTTGCAGCACCCCGTTGACGTACACCCCGTTATCAAGGCCATAATTGCGAGCGGCAACCGTCTTTTCGTAGCTATCAACGGTATTCGCCATCGCTTGTAGGGGACTGGCAGCGTAAATCTTGCTCAGCGGGCTCGGCATCTTGTTCCAGATGATTTCGGCAGGATCGAAACGGACCACGCCAGAGGTTGACCCCCCGCGCGGCGATACCTCGAAGTAGTCAACGAGCTTCTCTTTCCCAAGGCAAATCGGCTTGATCCAGTTCGAGGGGATGACCCAGAGTTCACTCACCCTCCCCGCCCCATCCGTCACCATCCAAATGAAGTCTTCCCCACAGAGACAATTGAACAACTCCGCTTCATACCACAGGCTCACGCCAGTTTCCGGGTCGTTGGGGTTGCTGAGAAGCTGCACGAGGGGATCGGACTCATCAAGGAACTCATATTCCTCGTGTGCCTTGGCCGGCCCGATAGACTTCGTCTTCCACCATCGGGGCGCAAAGGCGCGAGCATCAGGCGGGGACGGCTCCCGCCCCAAGAGAAATGCTTTCTGCGCGAACTTGTATGACTTTTCTTCAACGGGGGAGACGGTGAGAACCGCAGTCGGTGGGGTCTTACTGATCCTCCCGCATATGTAGTCAATGCACCGATAGTTCCATTCGCGGAAGTGCTGGACTTGCTCGACCTTGCTATTCGGCTGGATGCCGTACCCGTTGGACCCCCAAGAGCCAACCATTCTCGCCATGCCCGGCTCGCCCGGTGGTACAGAGTTGCCCTTGTCGCTCTTCGTGGAAAACAAATTCTTCCCGAAGGTAACAACGGAATCGTACAGACGGGCAAGTCGGCGAGGCATATGGGGGTCTAGTGTAACGCGGGGGAATGCCTGCTGTTTAACGGACGTTCGGCACGGGCAGCGTCAGCTCTGTAATACAGCCGCTACATGAATCCACAATGTCATCGTGATTGCCGAGCGGGAACCCCCGGTGCTCGTCCAAGAGTGGCTTATTCCACTCGGCCTGCACCATGCGGGCGTTGCCTGCCTCTATCTGCGCCCCCCACGGTTCCGCCCGTTCCGCCTTCCCACCCTTCGGGGAAACGGCGAACGCCGGCCATCCCGCGAGGTCGTCTGTCACAATCGACTCGGCTGCGATCTTCCCACTAGCCCCGCCTTCACGCTCGATGCGAATGGGCACCGAGCGACCGTCCATGAGGGCCGTTTGTTTGATTAGCTGCCGAACCGCTTTCGGGCCGATCCGGTCTCGTCGCACATCCAGTATCCAAAAGCTCCCATCCTTGTGCCTTCCCATGAGCGTACCGACTGTCCAGTCTGGGTCCGCGCCGGCCTGCTTCTCCGTGGCCGCGAGATCCCAAAATCGAACACGGCGGGTGAACTGATCGGCGGTTGGCGCGGCAGGTATCACTTGGATGCGCTCTAGGTGCTTGAAGAACCCGCCTTCAATATCCATCGGAACTTGCTGATACTGCGCCGCGAACCACGTTGGCGATAGGTTACGTTTCTCTTCGAGGACAGCGATGGGATATCTTGTGGGCCACAAGGCTTCGCCTACTTTCCTCCCAAGAACATCCCCCTCTTTCGCGAGCGCCGGCAGTTCTATTTCTTTCCATCGCCCCGGCTCGTGGGCGCGAAACCTACCCGTCGGGTCGTCGGTGTGCCATCGTTGCGCCGTGTGTAATACCGCAGCTCCAGGTTCCAACCGCGAATACGCTGTGCTCACAATCCAGTCCCAGGTGTGCTCGCGAATTGTCGGTGAGCAGGCTTCCTCTGAATTCTTCAACAGGTCATCGAAGATCATCAGATCGGCACCCTTGCCGAGAATAGCGCCGCCGCGACCCGCAGTTTGCATTCCCCCGCCGTGCTTCGCGATCTCCCATCGATCCGCCGCTTTGCTATCACCCATCATGCTGACGCCAAAGTGCGGCCCCCAGCGGATAACCAAATCTCTGACCTTCCTTCCCCATTGGGCGGCAAAGCCGGCTTCATAGGAGCACAGCAGCACTCGCCGCCACGGATGCACCAACAGGAACCATGCGGGGAAGAACTGAGAAATGAGTATCGATTTGCCGTGCCGCGGCGGTGCCAGGATGTTCAACCGATCACATCGCCCCGCCGCCATCGATCGGAGGTTCTTGTTTATCAACCTTAGGTGCGGTGGAGTCTCCCACGAGCGGAGAGTGAGAGCCCCCAACTTAGCCGGACTGTCCACCATGCTCGCCGTCAACCTCATTGAGCTTGTCACGGACATCTTTCCCAAGAGCGTCATCCAGATCAATCTTCATGCTCACATCTTTCGGGAGCATCTTGACCCAGAGGTGATAGAAGTCGCCGCGATTCTTCCGTCCCCAGTTGACAAGCGACTCCACACCGCCGAGTTCTTCAAATGCAGTCTCCAAGGCTGTCTTTACCGAACTCGTGAGTTTGTTCGGCTTGCCCTTGCGACTACCCGCCAGCTTGTTTCCCTTTGCGAATGCCATGTCTTTTCACGTCACTTTGACAATTCGCCGCAGTTCCCGTCCCGCCGCATCACTCGCTATTCGCAAACTCGCATACGGCCCCGGTAGATGCACTTCAACGCCCCGCTTGCGTGCCTTCACCGCCCACCCACCGGGCACCATGAAATACCACCGACAGCGAATGCGTACAGGGATATCGCCGCTCGCAATCATCGCTGTAATGGCTTCCCAAGGCGTCATCCCCGTCGCCCAGAGCGATCGGAACTTTTTCCCAACTACCGCTGCCTCTTTTGCTGTTCGGTAAGTGCCAAGATTGATCGATGGCACTATCCTCTTCGGTCCAACGTTGACTCGCTGTTGAAAGTAGTCACTATCGAGGCGGATGCGCCGCACTCCCTTCGGCAGCCACGGCTCCCGCCATTCCCGGTGCGAGCAACGCATCAAATTCCCCATCGTCCGCTCGTTGCTGCTCAGGATACCACATTCGTTCAACCGTGTTCTACACAATTTTAGGTGCTGTCCTAGCTTTGCGTTGCTGATTCGAGAGCCTTCCGCCGCTCGGCAAAGCATCGACTGCACATCTCCGGCATCGAATCGAGAATGTAAGTGGACTCAACGTCGAATGGAATGCAGCCGTTGACGATTGGCAGTTTCGCGGCTTCTGCTGGTGAGACATTGAATCGGAAGAAGTTGCCCTCCGAAACAGTATCGCCAAGTTCCACGATGATTGCTTCCGGCAGTTTCCCGTTCGGTAACAACTCAAGCAGGGGCTTTGCCCATAAATGCCGGAATGGCAGGGAATTTATAGTCAGACCAGGGAATTTAAAGTCAGGCTTTCATTATTCTAGAGGCTCGGCTATCGGCGGAGAATGAGGGTAAGTCTTTCAGCGGTGATGGCAGCATCGATTTGCCTGGCTTTGCTCCCAGGGTGCGGCACCGCCCAGAATATGACTCAGAGTTTCGAGGTGTACGGTGGGGTGAAACGGTCCGTTGCGAAATTGAAAGAGAAGCCGGAAGAGACAGAGGAAGTGCAACCGAAGAGATATCCGATTCCCGTTTATGCGGCGGATGTGGGGCTGTCGGCAATTGGGGATACTCTGACCCTCCCCATCACGCTACCGATTCAGATTGTGGTTGGCATCTTCATCTCGATTGCTTATTTCACTTGACGGCTAGACGGGGAACCGCACGATTCGCGGTTCCTCTTCCGTCCGGGTGAACCCCAAGTCGATCCCGAGTTCGTGCGTCTCGTGAATACAGACGACCACGTTGTGCGCCACGATCTTCGCCAGCACTTCGTTCTTGCAAGCCACGTCCGTCTTAGAGCGAACCGCGTCCCCGAACTTCCGCTTGATGGCGCTGAACGTGCTTTCGACGTTCGAACGGAGATGGTACTTCCGAAGGTACTCATCTCGGTTCAGCGTGAACATGGCGTGCATCTTCTGCCAGATGCCGGGGCCGTTCTCGCCGCGTGAGTTCACTTTGAAGGCGAAGTACGGCACCGCCCCGAGTCCTTGCGTGAACTCCATGTTCTCGAAACTCAGATAGCCCTTGTCGGCGCTCACTTCGTCCATGCGGAAGTTCGTCGCCGTGGTCGCGGCCAATTGCTTGAACAGGGTCGAGTCGTGCCCGCCGTCGATCTCGCACGCCATGACCGCGTTCGTCTTAACGCCCGTCATAATGTGGCACTTCACCCACTCCGCTTTCGTTCGCTCAACGCCATACTTCGCATCGTACCAGCGTGCGAACTTGTTCGTGCTGAACCCGGTGCTATCGGCGGCGAACTTCGTTTCGACCACGCGAAGAGGCAGGCTGGAACGGATCACAAGCTCCTTCAAGGTCTTCGTGGTGTTCGGGTCTTCCAGGGTCTTCGCAATCGAGTTGTAGTGCGGGGCCATGTGGATCAGGCCATCGTCGCGGGCGTTGTTCATATCCGTCTGGAAGCGCCGCCCGCTGAACCCACTGTAAACCTTGTAAATCGCAGCGAAGATCGCCGCATCGTAAGGCAGGGCAGGACGGCCGCGACCGCTGCGAGGCATCCACTCGATACCCTCGCAGAGATCGCCGAGCAGCTTGAGGAACAGACCCTTCTCGCGGGTCTGCGAAAGGTTGTACGCTTCCCAATTTTGGCGATATGTCGGGCGCGGTCCCGGTGGGGTTACGTCTTTCGCTTCCGGAATCGGCGTACCGCGATTGCGTTCGCGCACGAACTGGACCGCGAAGCAGTGTTTGCAGAACAACTGCCGTTCTTCGAAGTCCGGGCAGGTGCATTCCGTTCCTTCGTTGTTCACCTTGTAGCCGCCCTCATGGCTGGCAGACGGAACGTAGAAGTACGTTTTTCGCTGTTCGATCTTGGCTTTCGCCGCAAGCTCAAGACCTTTAAATTCTCGGGTGTCCATGAACTCAATTATGCTTGAGCGGTCATGAATAATCGAGGTCAGTAGCGAATGCTTTCAAGAAAGCATCGTTGACAAAATGCTATCTAGTTAGCACAATGTAGGGAAGTCCAAAACCGGGAGGAATCCGATGAGCGAAGAGAAGAAAGTCGAAAACTCGATGGCATCACTCGGCGGCAAGGCGGCGGCGGCCAACATGACCGCCACCGAACGCCGTGAGCGGGCGAAACTGGCGGCTGAATCGAGATGGTCTGCAAAGCTACCGAAGGCAACGCACGGCGACGCGGATCATCCGCTTCGCATCGGGGAGCTGGAGATTAGTTGCTACGTTCTCGATGATGGTCGCCGAGTTGTCTCGCAACGCGGCTTTCAAGCGGGCATCGGGATGAACACCAGCGGGGGTGCGCAGCGTTTGCTCAATTTTGTGGGCTCTCTCGCCGAAAAGGGCATCG